GCGGCTTGTGCTGCTGCTTGTTGCTCTGCATAATAATTAACTGTAACCTGTGCTGCATTTGTCATTGCAGTTACTGCTTCATTTACTTTTGTTGTTGCTGTATTAGCAAGGGTGTCTGCTGTTTGAACTGTTGCTGTAGCAGTTTCTGTAAGCTGATTTAATGTGGCAACTTCAACCGCTTTTACCTCTGTTTTATCTACAACTACTGCTTCTGCTGCAGTCTTCTGTGTAGTAAGAGTATTAAGCACTGCAGTATCATTATTAAGAGTTGTCTGTGCAGTAGCAACTGCAGCAACTAATACTGGATCTTTCGTTACTATTGTAGTTGCAAATGCTGTTTGATTTGGAGTAGTAAAATATCCACTTCCATCTTGTCTCATTATTAGCCAGCCAAGTATAACTTGTGATCCTCCACCGTTTTCATAGTACCAAACGGTAAAGTCCTGTTGTTTATCTACAGTTGTGTTATAAGTCGGAGAGTATTGGCTCCATCCTCCGCCTTTATCAATCCACTCATTTATTGCAAGTTGTCCGTCAACATACATCTTTGCCCCATCGTCAGAATGTATTGCATATTTTACCGTTACTGCTTCTTCTGGAACGGTAATAGTTCCTTCAAATTTCACAATTACATTGTCTACCCGCCCAGAATTAAATACTTCTCCGCTTCCAAATTGGTGAGCAATATAAGGAACTGTTGTTGTTGAAAGTGGTGTTGCATTTTCTGCTGGAAGCGGTGGCTGCTGTCCACCTTGGGATGCATATGTTGTTACCTCAATTCCATTGGTAGTTGTTTCTACAGCTGAAGCATCAGCAGCAGCCTGGGCTGTAGCAAGGTTTGTGGTATCTGTAGCAACTACAGCAGTTTGAGATTCAACCTGTTGAGTTACTGTATTTAAATTTGTTTGAGCATTGTTTAGATTTGTTGTTGCTGTGGCAACTACTGCAGTTTGTGATTCAACTGCTGCTTGGGCTGTTACTGCAACTGCAACTGCTGTCTCGGCAGACTGTATTGCATTATTTGCTTCTTGAACCTTTACTGTTGCCTCTGCTACTGCTGTAGATATTGGCTCTTGTGTTGTAGCAATTGTTGTAGCTGTCTGAGTATCTGTGTTTGGCACATTAGCCTGAATAGTAGCTATTATTGTATTTGATTGTGCTGTAGCAGCCTCTTGAAGTGTTGTTTGAGCAGCCTCAATCTTTTGTTCAACTGCTTGAACTGTGATCTGCACTGTTGCTGTTGATGTATCTGATGAGGGTGCTGTGGTAACCTGGACTGTTGTTTCTTCAGCGTGAGCCTTGCTTGGGGATAAAATGACTAATAGCAGTGCCAAAAGCACTGCTGAAAACATACTAATTAATAGTCGTTTTGTCATTTCCTCTCTACTTGTATGTGTTACAAGTTAATTATAGCATTAAAAAAATGCAAAACAAAAAGGGACGGAATATAATTCCGTCCCTTTAGTTAACTAAAATTACTTCTTTAGAGCAATCTTAGCCTTTGGATTCTTTGCGTTCCACTTCTTAACAAGTGCATTGTACTCTGCCTTTGCCTTGTCTGCTGCTAGCTTTGCTGCTGCATCTGATGCAACCTTTGCGTCTGCTAGTGCCTTGTCTGATGCTGTCTTTGCATCAGCAAGTGCCTTGTCTGCTGCTGTCTTATCTGCAACTCGTGCTGCTTTTTCTGCTGCAAGTTCTGCTGTAAGCGCTGCAACCTTTACATTAAGTGCTGCAATTGTTCCATTAAGATCTGTTACTGCGTATGTAGCAACTACAGCCTTAGTTGGTGCTGCAAGACCAGTTACTGCTGTTGCAGATGCTGCTCCTGTTGCCGCTACTGTTACTGTTCCAGCAACTGCTGCTGACAAAAGCTCCTTCTTGGAACCAAGTGTAAGTGTTGAATCTGCTGCTACCTGTGCTGCTGTTGCAGTAACGATAGCCTTTGAGATTGATCCATCAGCAAATGTTGCACCAACTAGTGTTGCTGTAACTGTTTCTCCGCCAACTGGATTACCAAAAACGTCTGTTGCTGAAGCAACAATTGATGGAATAGTTCCAACTGCTGTCGCTGATGGTACTGCCACTGATACGTTATAAGCAGATCCTGCAATTCCCTTTACATAAACAACTGTTGAGTATGAACCGTTTGTGACGGTAACTGAACCAACTGCTGTTCCTGTTGTGAATGCATATACTGTGATTGCAACTCCTGCTGAAGTTGCTGTGTAAGATGTTACTCCTGCTGCAGATGTAACTGGTGCTGATACTGTTGCAAGTGCTGTGACAAGCTTTACTCCACCTGTAGCAACAAATGTTACTGCTGTTGCAGTATCTGCTGTTGCTGCGATAGCGACTGCATCTGCTGAATCAACAGAGTTATCTGCTGGAACATTTGCTGTTGCTGGTGCTAGTGCTGTTGTTGCATTTACAACGCCTGCCACTGTTACTGAAAGTGGTGCTGCGTTAGCCGAAGTAGCAATAGATGTAGCAGCAAGAATTGCCGCTGCAAGGATTGATAGTTTCTTCATGTGTTTTTTATTTTCCTCTTCATATGATTTGGTACTGCCTTGTGTGATGGTCACACAATAGCTTCTATTCTACCAAAAAGTTGTCTGGAAGTCAACCCTAAAGGTCTTCTTCATTGTCTACATCTTCGGTCAGATCAAAGTCCATGCTGTGAAATACCTTAGAATATATCTTATCTGTGATTTTGTATATCTTTTCTACTAGGAGCCAGTACAAAATCATTCTGGCCATTTCCCATCAATTACCATCATGGCAATTGCGCTGTAGTTGAGATCATCAATAAATGACTCTCTCAAAGTTTCAAACTGTGGTTTATCATTCTTTCGTATAAAGAACAGATTCTTGATACGTTCAAACTTATCATGTTTTCTGACGATAAGACCATTTAAAGCTCCTCCTGGAGCAGATGAAATATTCTTTGGGCCGTAGTCTCTATGCTTTCTTAAAAGCAAATCATATGCCTCATCAAATATCTTCTTAACATCTGTTTCAAAATCATTCTGGTTGTTCTGTTTTGACACGTTCTGCCCTTTCGTTGAATCTATTTAAAAAGTTTGAGATAACAAAGAATACCTCGTCTGCTGCAAACTTGTACATCTCCATAGCCTCTTCTGGCTTTATCTCTGGTAGGTAAAAGGTTTCAAAGTATTCCCTTGCAACCTCTTGAGTAATTTCTTCTAAAACTTCTTGAGTCATCATTTGTTTGTTATCCCTATCACGTCTACTGGACCCATGCATGATGGGCTATATTTAATTGCTGATTCTACAGCAGTCCTTACTCTTCTCTTTCCGTCTGCCCAAGCTTCGCTGGTATGAAGAGATCCTAGAGCATACTCTGAACCGCTTCCAACAGAAAGATAATTGGTTTCGAATCTAGTCATAGACATAGTTCCTGCATCATGCTCGTAGATATATCCACCAGCAACGATTATCATACCAAAATCCATTTCTTTATCGCCTATGAAAACAAAATGCTCGTCATAAAATTCTTTAAGTGCAGTTGTAAATTCTGTCAACATAAACTTATCTATATTCTTTGTCTTTAGTGGTGGTGGTGAAAAGCTATACATAACCTTTTCTCCGTCCATGCTACCGAAATAACCAAATAGGTACTGGCCTAACTGCCAAACCTTTGAATGCGCTAATGGAAAAATAACATTAGAGTCTGAGGCACCACGATCACCTGCGATGTATGAGCCATTCTTATTTACTACGGCAGCAATTACTGTCATTTGTTAATCCACTCCAATACTCTTTTAAATAGCATATTCATAATTTGCACTCTAAACAGTATACTAATACATAGCATTGTTGTCAAGACTGGGAATGGGTCCCCACTATCATTAATAAATCTATCAATCAACTCAATGATTGTATATCCTGTTAAAAATAGCCAGGCCAATGCGCCTATGCCTAAACCAATGATATAGCCTATCTTCTCATACTTCTTCATACTATATTCCTCTTTATCTCTTTTAGGACCTTAGATTGCATTCCAGACCTAATAAACCTAGAGTATAGATCCAATAATGGAAGCTTGGGTTCAAATTGTTTATGCTGAACTATTCCGTGAACAAGTCTATTTAATTCATCAGACATACTAAATCTCTTTAGAGATATCTTCTCATCTGTATTAAACTTAATATAATAAAGTGGATCACCAGCATTAAGGGTTGCACCGCCATGCTCATCCCATGCTTGAATGGCTATATCTATTGGCCTAAACCATTTATTGATATTAAATGATCCAGGAATCAATGCTCCAAGCTGGTTGAACGTGTTCCTATGCATAAAGGCTGGCATCTGAGTAATTGATATATCATCTTCACTAAAAAAGATATACTTCATATCGTATGCCAGGGTCATAGACTGCTCTGGTGAATCTTTTCTTACCCTTATGATATTGGGTATTCCAGTAGTCTGATTGATACTTCCGTCTCCGTATGAAAAGCTAAAGTCAACTGGATTCTTTACAACAAATGTATTACGTGACTCATTTAAAAATGCTGGGCATTTCATCCATGGCATAGACGAAGCATCAAATAAACCCAAATCTTTAGCCAATGGCTCAATCTCATGATTAAGCATAGAGTAAGATGTGTAGTTATATTCTAATGTATATGGTGCCCAGTATATTGTTTTCATACAAGCAGTTCGCTTGCCGAGATGTCTTCACCAAGATACCTCTTCTTTAGGACATAATCCTTTACTGAATCTGGACCATACTGCCTTCCAGCCATAATGATTACCCATCTAGGCTCATATCCAAGTTGATTGCATGAGTCGCATATGACTAAATTTAAATTCTTGATAATGGCTGATTTCTTCATTCCAAGATTAAATTTTTGCTTGCTGCAACAAAAACATAGGACTTCGTTATTCTTCATCATACTCCTCGATGTGCTCAAACCCAACTTCTTGGATTACTGTAAACTCTTCATTGTCCATAAGGATCTCATACTCTATGCCATCCTTACTATACTTAACAACGGAAGCATAGAGACCTTCTGTCACTATTTCTCCGATAACCATTTCATCAAAGATATAGACAAACTGGAATCTATCGTTGTACTTTCTTTCTTCCGTCACCTTTTACTCCTTCGAACTCACACCGAACCCCGTAGGACTCGATTATCTTGCGAACTAAGCTTACGTAATCTGTTATTAATACTCTACCATTAACATCATGTTTCATAATGTTATCTTCATGCATTCTTATACATAAAAATTCTGGGTACTTTACAATATCAATTATAAGGTCTTTAAAAGGCTTCTTTACTTTTCTAACGTCTATAGCCATCTGTCTGGTATAAACAATTGGTGCTGAAGATGGCTTATTATCCATGCTTAGCTTTCCACTTTTTCCAATACTCTGGGGTTTTATGTGCGTTTCTTGTTTTATCTGGAGTTCCTAGAGATAGATAAACTCCACCCCACACACCGTACTCATCATTTTCCATACCAGCTTCTAAACATTGTTTAGCAACTGGACATACAAGACACATGTCATCTATACTTTTGGCAAGGATTGTGTCTGTCTCGTAGGTTTCAAAAAAGTTATTTGTTGGTAGATTCTGGCATGCCGCTAGATCTGTCCATACTAAATCATCTTTATCTATGCCAAGTTCATCAAGTATTCTTGACATATTTATTCTGAATTTCCCATGTCCCATCAGACTTCATTGGGAAACGTCTTGCAATGCCCCAAGAGCCTTTTCTAAACATGCCGTATTTGCTGCTATAGCCTTCTGGATTTCTATACCAAGATACGATGGTCCAACCATCCCAAAATAGCTCTCTATTTGATCTTACAATAGATTCAGCCTGATCGTGATTTACAATCATTTCTTTCCTAACTGATAGTAGTTATATTATATTGTAACAGCTTAAAATGTGAAAGTCAAGGATATTACTTGATTATTACATCAATAGAGCTCTTTGCAAGCTCTTCTTCTGTCCATAGACCAACTTTAGAATCTCCGCCATATGGTTTTGCAATTCCAAACTTAATCATCTGATCATTCACGCTTTCTGTTGAGTCTAGGTAGATTTTACCTAGATAACGGCCATACTTATCTGGCTTTGATACTTCTAGCCTAACAAGCTTTCCCTCAAGTGTTTTAATTAAAAATTCTTTTGTTGCTTTACCAAACACAGTATTCTTTTCTGCTGTGTCAATTCCATCCATGCGAATACGTTCTTTGTGCCAAACGCTAAATCCTAGATCGATAAATACATCTACTGTATCTCCGTCTACGACTCTATCTATTTTAGTATAATATGTGTACATTGCCATACTTAAATTATACCATTTAAGCGATCCCGAACGGACTTGAACCGTCGACCTCTACCGTGACAGGGTAGCGCTCTAACCAACTGAGCTACGAGACCATGGAGCGAGTGACCAGAATCGAACTGGCACAACCAACTTGGAAGGATGGTGCACTACCATTATGCAACACTCGCCTTGCTGGGGATGCTGGATTCGAACCAGCGACCTAGAAGTTAACAGCTTCCCGCTCTGCCTGCTGAGCTAATCCCCAATAATACTATCTAGCATTATCTGTCTTATAGAAGCCAGAACCCTTAAACTGTATGCCAAAAGGAGTAAAGTGTCTTACCATCTCAGCATCACATTCTTCACATATGTACCCTGGATCTTCTTCAGAAATTGAACGTGTTACTGAGAGAAGTGCGTGTGAGTCATCCTCACTACATTTATATTCATATACGGGCATGTGTTGGCCAAAAGTAGTTACACCTTTCACAGCATGGATCATTTAATACATCGTCAAACGAAGGCTGAAAAATATTATACTCGTGGCTATCCTTTCTGTACAAATTTGCTTGGTGTGTAATATTGACACGTTGTAGCATTGTTTTATCTTTCATCCAAAATGGTCTGCTGTTATGCGAGATATCCTGAAAGAAGTCTTCTACTATATTATCAATTACATATAGATTATTTTCGTATTTAATTCCACGCTCAAAGCATTCTTTTGCTACCGCTTTTAGATATCTGTGCAGTACGGCTTCTGAGCCTGCCCACATTTTAGTTGCTGGATGATGCGTCCAGCCCTTACTTAGTCCAGCCAATGCTGCTAAGATTTGACGACCTTCTAACAATTGTTTATTTAATCTCTTTGAGTCTAGTACCGATGCAGTCTGCTCAAAGTCCTCGTATGGCAAAAATGTTTGCACGAGATTTCCTATCTACTAGTTACTGGATTCTGACTTCTTGTTAATTGTATCACGCTTATCTGTGATTGTAAAGGCCCAAGCCTTTAATTTTTCTTCATTTTTTGCGTAGTGGTGGCCACAGAAATATAGTTCTCCTGAGATTCCCTTTAGATAGACAAAGGCCTGTGCTCCGCATCCATCACAACGATCTTTTGCTGTGAGCTCTACCTCTTCAACCTTATCTTCTACTGCAATCATGCAAATGATCCTCTCCAGAAATCGCTCTTCTTTTTCTTCTTTTTTTTGTCATGTGACTCACCAGACTCATCATCGTTATCCTTAGATTTCAATGTATCTTCATTTGGTCTTACAGAAGCTGGTGGCTCTTCTAATCTCATATCTTCAAGTGCGGCTTGTGCTTCTTCTCTATTTAGGTAGCAAAGGACTGTGGTACCATCTAGTTCAACTAATGCAACACCCTCACATCTTGGGTGATTTTCTACAATCTCGAATCTATCTGCGGCTTTTTTAGTTCTATTCTTTGGAACACAGTTTGGTACTCTTTTACCATCTTGTGTTTTCCATCCAACTTGTTCATAGCCATCCCAACATGGACCTTGTGCCATCTTTATCTCCTTAGTTATATCTATATTATACTTTATTAAACAAACATAGTCAATGGCGCCCTCGGCTGGAATCGAACCAGCGACCTGCGGATTAGAAGTCCGTCGCTCTATCCCCTGAGCTACGAAGGCATTATTTAGCCGACAAATATGTCGACAAGCTTATGTGTTCTTAACCAATCAAAAGTAGCCATAAGTTGCTCTCTTGTATCACAAACTTCACAACCATCGTAAACCCCATAAGGCTCCCAGCCTTCTGGCAATTCTGCACCTTCTTCATAAATATATGTAGAGCATGCCATCATATGATCAGAAACAAAAGACTCAAGATTTTTTGCCTGATCTTCTGTTAGCTTTACTTCATTCACTTTTATTCCTCATCCATCTTGTAGAATCCGTATGACTCCATCAGCTTGGTTCCCTCTTCTGACAACTTCATATTAGCGTTAAGGTCTTCATCATATTCTACCTCAACCAAACCCTTTTTGTAAAGATCAACCAGCGTCTCATCTATTGCATCGTGATGCATCTTCCAAAGTTCTGGGGCAACCTCTTCTGCAAGATCAGTTATGGCGTACATAACCTCTCCGTCTTCCGTCATACCAGTTACCTCTATAGCGCCTATCCTTGTGTAATATTCCATCATATGATTAAAATACTCCTCTGACATCTCTTCGAATTCTGAATAATCGTCCATATATTCCTTCTATAAATACACTGCCCAACATTTCTGTTGGGCAGCGGTAACTGTATTCCATCCCAAGGTACCTACAAGCACGTTGGCCAGGACCATAGCAGCGTCTCCGCAAACTCTGGTAATACAATTATACTACTTATTGTTTTTCTTTTCTTGCTTCTTTACACGCTTTTCTTTTAGAGAGAGCTTAGGCTCTTTCTTTTTATTTGCGTTTCCTTTTTGTTCTTTGTTAGCCATCGTTACTCCTTTCTTTGTGCGGCAAGTAGGACTTGAACCTACGATTACCGAATTATGAGTTCGGGGCTTTAACCAACTAAGCTATTGCCGCTTTCTGTAGATATTCTACTACATTTTAGCGGAATTGTAAATACCCTTTTGACCTCTAATTTCGTGAATGTAGTCACGTCCCTTTGTAAAAAACCAATGATCTTCTGGCACAAAGTGGAAAAATATCATCTCGACACAGTTTGTTTCTGGATCTGGGAAAGGTCCACGCCAATGCTCCTGGTCCTCACCCATAAAGGCTAAGGCTTGATTCTGTGACAATAAATATTCTGTGCCTTCAACAAATATACCCCAAGGTGTCTGTGCAGATAAACAAAGATCTAGTGTATAGGTGCAGGCATTGTCATCTTTATGCTTCTTTAACCACGACTTTGGATTTTGATATTTAGAGTATAATGTATAACTAGTTTTTAAAGTATTATCTTTAAATATCTCCTTAGCCATCGGCTCTAGAATCTTACTAAAATGATTTTCTAACTCTGGAGAGTTCTTTAAGCTTCTTTGAAATGTTGGATCATATGTAGTAGAAGACAGGATAGTATCAATATGGAACCTTAAATCAGAAAAATCTGACGGACTAAATACGCTATCAACAATTACTGGCTCAAACATTTACATAGCTCCCTTTACTAACTCTTGTACATACTCGCTAAAGTGTTTTCTGACGCTTCCTGGTGGCTCTGAACCTAGAACCTGCCACATTTTTTGGTACTCAAGTACATTGTAGTAGGTTGTTGGACAAAGCTCAACTCCATTAAAGCTTTGAAGTTTGGTTGGTAGCGGTATATGCTTTCCAACACACTTGCAGTTCTTTGCCTGCTCTTGATATTTATTCATAGTATACTCATTCCTGACATAAAGTTCTCAAGTTCTTGTGGCATTCTCTTAGGAACGCCGTCCTTGGTAACATTCTGATTTACGTTATCTTCCTTCGTAGCCTTCCATGTATGTATCTCTATCTCTCTATTCAAGTCTCTACGTGTTCTAGAGATTGCATTGTATACAGACCCACACACAGCATCAGCTAAGTCCTTTGATCCTTTTCTAGGGTGATCAACTTTATCCCTAATTATTCTTAATTGAAGAAGCTCATCTATTAAAAGCTTAATGTTTGGCCCCTTCACTCTTTCTTCCATTACAACAAGCGCCATATCTTCATAGTGCTTCTTGGCAACAGACAATATTTCTGTATTTATATTATAATTCTTAATCTGCTGCATCATATCATGAGAGTTCCATCTGTCAAATGTGACTAATCTTACGTTAAACCCTCTTGATTTTAAAGAAACTATATAGTCTTTTACTTCTGTAAAGTCAACAGATTTGTCTGAGGTTGGTGTCCACCATCTAACTGCATCTACAACAATTACTGGAGCTATCTGCTCGTAATCATTAAATGATCTAACTTTCACCCACTCTTTAATATGTGACATAGATACTGCACAATGGTCATGCTTTTGTGCAAGGTCAACGTGAACAAAGTACTCTAAGCTGTCGTCTGGCTTAAACCATTCCTCAAAACGCCCAGATTCGTCTACACCGTTTCCAGTTACAAAAGCTGTCTCGATCTTCTCTCGTGACTTAAAGAAGGCGTCTACGGCCTCTGGAGGCATGCAGGCGAATCTTGATAGGGCATCTGTAGGATTAGTATAGAATGCAACCTTGAAGTCATCAATGACTCTAGTTGGATTAACTTCCCAAGTAGGTCTCTTCAAAGCAAAAACTTTTGGAATAGTGTATGCGATAATGTTGTCCTGCTCCCACTCAATTGAGAACTCATTGCCTTCTACTCCGTCTGGTAACTCTTCATCCATCTTAAACTTATGAGACTTTATCTCAACTTCTTTGTTTGCTATAACAGAGTTATATCTTTGTTGAATATAGTCATTCTTATATCTTGGAAATGAAAGCAAGATCACCTTGCCAAAGTCTGGGAAACGTGAGTCAACTGATGCACGATACATATCATATATTGCTCCAGCCGTCTTTGCCTGCTCATGTCCAGTTGTATTGTCAATACTAAATCCAGAGATCTCATCGAGAATAACTACCAGTGCGTTATAACCCTCAAACGCTTCTCTTTCAGAGTGACCAGAGTGACAGCTAATCCCCTTGTCAAACTCAATTACGTCTGCCTTTGGAACATATCGACCTGCAAACCAAGGTGACTTATCTATTCGATTCTTTAAGCCTTTAAAGAAAACATTCTTAGCCTGCTGTGCGTTAACAGCAATATTGATAATGTCAATTGAATCTCCAGGTGGCTTTCCAAAATACTTTGCTGGATCCTTTAAACATAACAGTAGGTACACGATATAAGATACTGCAACTGTTGATGAGTAGTCTTTACCAGAACCCTTACCTAGCTGAGCAATAACTTCGTTAACTGTTTCTTTCCAGCGCTTTTCGCCAGCCTCTTCACCATAAAGTTTAATTAGTGTAGCTTTTTTATATATCTGTGAGCTTGCACGAATAAGTCTATACTGATAATCAGATAGTGGTGGTAGCCCTAGGTATGCCTCGCTGGTTACAAACTCTGCAACGTCTACTGGGCGTTCTTCGAATTCTTCTCCGTCAAGGATATCAATTATGTCTGCAAAATCAAACGACATCTTCGTTTTCCACACTTCTCAATGGGGTAACGTTGTCTTGAACTATAATTTCTTCAACCTTATTTGATATCTGAGAAAGCCTTCTCATAATTTCATTTCTAACTTCTGGGTACTCTGCTGAGATATCTTTAAGTATTCCAATAAGAATGTCTTGTTTTCTTTCTGTTTCTGCTAACTGTCCAGCAAGCTCTGCGTTATCAAGCAGCCCAAGTTGCTGCAACATTGTAATTCTTTTAGCTTCAATGTCTGCTATAAGCTTTAGGGATGTTGCTTTAACTCCTAGTTGGCCTGCTATATCTGCGTCTTCTACAGTCTTCCACGCTTCTTTAATTAGCATTGCATAATGCTGATCTGCACCTGAAACGGCTTCTTTTGCACGATCTCTAGCATTTGAGTCATCACGGACAATAGTCTTCCACTCGTCTATAAGCTCTAAAACTTCTTTACGTGGGATTGTTAATTGCTTAGCAATTTGAGTTGGGCTATTGCCCATAAGCATTTGCTCAACAACAGAATTCATTCTGTCATAGCGCTCAGCTAATTCAATTTCAGACACATTGTCTCCTGACTTCTATACAAGTATACTATTGGTTGACTAGAATGTCAAATCTAATTAACTGAGATGGTTAATCTTTTATGAATGTCATATGAATACTTGTCCACTTATACATTCCATTATCCAGTTTAATGTGTGGATGTGCTGTCTTTTTGTACTCATTATCATGAATAGATTTTTCAAAGTCTATGTAATCTGTGTCATCTAATTTAAGATCAAGTTTTCCCTGTAACGTCCATGGAATTCCATCAAACCAGACCTTATTTAATCTTTCTTTATCAAACAATTGTACATTGGCAAAGCCGTCACCGTTTCCTTCAATCTTATACTCTGATGAAATTGCTGCCACGCCTCCTGGCTTAAGAACTCTACAGGCTTCTTCAACTGCTTTTCTAATGTCTGCTTCTGATCCAAAGTGTTCTAGGGAACTACAGCTAAACACAGCATCCATAGAGTTGTCTTCGTAAGGCAAATCTCTTCCGTCAACATGCTGCCAGACAACCCTCTTATGATTATAAACTGGACCCATGTACTTTCTTGCATCAATTAGAATGTCTCTTTCATACCATTCACCCCATGTGCCTGGCTCTAAATAAATATCTGTTGCAAAAACTCTCTTAACAATGTTAGACAAAATAGATATCGTTTCTTCTTTAGCGGCACCTATGCCAAGAACCTCCAGTTTATCTGACATGATTCCAAGCTTTTCAAATGATATGAGAGCCATTCCAATTTCCCAAGTTTTTCTATTTAAAATAGATGGCTCAGCCTGTGGAAATGTTGCAATTCCACTAAGATTATATTTCTTAAAGATCTTTTCAAAATCTGGATCTGAAAAGTCATCTATGTGTGCAACCTTGCTAAGTGATATTGTCATTTTGTCCATTTCCTTTGATTCTTAATTAACCCAAACTTTTCCAAATACCTCTGGATAGTCATATGCGAACAACCGCATTCGTCTGCTATTTCTTTAATTGTCTTCTTTTGAAGTACGTACCTTCTATGAAGATACTCTTTGCTTTCGTAAAGCTTCATTATCTTTCCGTCAACTTCTTATATGCATAGTTGGCAATTCCAAATGAGTCTGCCACATCAAAATCGTCTAACTCAACATCAAAAGCTTTCTTTACCCAGGTCACTGTCTTCTCTTTACGTACTTCACGCATCTTAGACTTGTACCATGAGTCGCTCTTATCTGGGAACTCAGCCTTTATCCTTGCCTTTTCAACATTGTTTAAGTTATTATTGCCTATAAAAGACTGCCATGAGCTTGGTGCAACTGTAATAACCTTTGGATTATTCTGCATTAGCTCACCTAAAACAACACCATACACATATGACAGTTTGATTACAGCATCAGCAGATTTAACCATAATGGCGCCTTCCATTGCTATATAATCAGCGCTAAGCATATCTTTCATAGCATGAACCTTATTTCTAGCATCCGCTATCTTCTCATAGATATCTTGTCCATTTAAAAGTATCTTGCCATATCTTTCTGGCACACCGTCTTTTATTAAACAAAAAGCTATGGAGTTGGTAGAGGCGTCTATTCCAATAACAGTTGATGCTTTATGCTTAATTAAATCACTTAAAGACACTTATTATCTCCAAAAGATCCTTTTTATTTTTAGACTTCTTGTCAGTCTGGCATTTTGAGCATATGCTATCGTGGTTATACCTACTTAGAAGATTGCCACATTTACAGGACCTTGGAGCACCATTTTTGATAGCCTTTTTCTCATAATACTTTTCCATAATTCTTTTATTTGTTGCAATACGGCAACACTCATCCGAGCAATACTTTTGGTTATGAGTCTTTGACTCAAACTGTTGGCCGCATTCTGGCCTTGCACACTCTAACACTACTTCACATCCAGTTTATTAATCTGTATGTCTCCCATTTCACCACTCCAACATTCTTTTCTTACAGGGCAATTCTTGCAAGTAGGTGTTGACTTAGTAAAGGCTCTCTCTGGAAGCATGCCGTCTTTCCATGTCTTATAAACAACTTTCATCCAGTCAATGATATTCTCAATGTACTTTCTATTTCTGTCATTCATAGACATAGGCATAATTAAAATCTCATTATTATTTTTATTCTCGTACATCAAGAAGCCCTCTTCTACATTTTCTACCCACATGTAGAGTAGAAGTTGAATTCTGTGTGAGTCAGAAGGTGACATTTGAGCTTGTCTTGTAGCAAATACTTCTTCTTTCACTGTCTTAAGCTCACCAATAACTTCTTTGCCGTTCCAATCAAGGATGATATCTGCAAAGCCTCTGATTGGAGGATCATTACACAATATCTCACGCTCAATTTCTTTTAGTACATGAGTATTTTGTAACAGGGTTTGTATTCTATCGTGAGCCTGTTTTCCATTCTCCATATTAGCAATTGCTACAGCATCAAAATTGTCCTCAAAGTTTGATCCATTGAAAGCAATGAACCAGTATCGAGGACACATTCCGTGACCATAACCAATTGTGCTAGGAGAAAAGGTGCTCTTCTTTGCCCAACGATCTAAATTTCTACCCTCAGTATAGGCCTCAGATATAAGTCTTCCAAACTCAATTGGATCAAAATTACCGTTAACCTTTTTAAACTTGAGGTTTGTTACAATGTCTCTTCCCATTAATAAATTCTAGCAGAATACTTGAGTGCATCAACTAATCTGTCTATTGCTTCCTTTCCCGAATAATAAATGTTTTTCTTGTTATTGTTAATTGTACCAGTTTTATCTTTAGCAATAGTAGAATAGTATGAGGCTAAAATAGCTAGCTTTGTGCTTATAGCCTGAAGCTCAATAATTAACATAGGAGCCTTAGCTGGAGGTACATCTGGATTCATAACTAGCTTAACAATCATAGCCAAAGCCCTGTCCAGCTGATCGTCTTTCATATAGTCATGTAGGTCATTAAATTCTGTGACCTTGCTAATTAAATCTAGTGTGTTATTTCCGTCTTCTGCCATTTTTTACCTTTCTATCTAAAACATTTATAAACAATCCTAGTGGATATCCAAGAGAAAAACCAACAAGTAAGCCAAATAGGAACTCTGTCACTTTGACTTCTCTTGCTTCTTCTTGTGTCTTGCATAGTAAGGACCTAGGTCTGCCTTGATTGAGCCGTCCTTACGTAGCTTTACAATTCTTCCATTCTTTATAACTGTATCGTTAAATGGTATTTTGTTACTTGATCCCATGGTTTTCCTCCCAAAATGTCATTAGTTCATCTAGAACATCCCACTCGATGATACCAAGTCTTACCTTTGATGTATCACCTATAATTATTTTTAATGCTGGGTGCATGTCTCTACTTACCTTAAATGTGTCAGTGCAAATCTTTGCCCAAACATCTTTATTTAAATTAAAAGACTTATTAGATTCCTTGTAATCTACAAGAAACATCTTCCACTTAGCATCACCCTTTTGATATTGGCCTCTACCGCTATTCTTCTGAGCTTTAGCGCCATCTCTTTTTACTTCACCACGCTCAGACATTAACCCATTTGCACTTTCGAAATATGTCCATCTGGGCATGTCCAAGTAATAAAGTATTCACTTCTATTGTATTCTGCTTCACTGACTACCTTATTGCATGTTTGACATGTAAAGGCGCCACCCATTTCAATCTTATCTTCAGTAACTACAGTCTTCTTGGGTTTTTTACCAATCAGATCTTCAATTCTTGGCATAAATCTCTTCTCTTAGCTTATCTACTACTTCTGGATTTTCTCTTAACCAAGCAACAGCCTTTGCTCTGCCCTGTAATCTTTCTCCATCAATAGTATACCATGCTCCTCCACGTTCAATTACACCAAACATTTCCGCAACATCTAGAATTTCTCCAACTGCATCTACACCAAGAATCTCGCCCTGGTAGTAGAAGTCGTACTGTCCCGATAGATTAGGGGGGCCGAGTTTGTTGTAATCAACAATCCAGTTAACTGGTCGTCCGACTCTTTGTTCAATGATCTTGTCACCAACTTGAACACCAGCCTTAATAGAGTTAGCTTCAGCTTCAGAAGACCAGAGTTTAATGACCGTGGAAGAGAAGAACTTGACAGCCATTCCACCTGTGGGGATGTGGCTAGCATGCATAGATCCAAACTGATTTCGTTGTTGTGAGATGAGTACAAGTAGTGTGTTTTTGTTTGCGTAGTTGAGCATTTTGACTGCATGTGTCATATCCTTTGCTTCTGCACCAATTTGCTTGGTGTCTTCTAGTTTCTTTAAATCAGAGCTATCTTTTTCAAAGTAGATTGCTGGAAGTAGTGCAGAGATTGAGTCTACAACAATAATGTCTACGCCAGCATCCATAAGCTTTGTGGCTACATCAACCATATCATTAACTGACTTTGCTGGAGAATAGATAAGCTTTGACGAATCAACACCTAGCTTTTCTGCCCAATCCTGTGAATATGAGTGCTCCGCATCAATCCAAGCACAAGTCTTTCCTTCTTTTTGTGCAGCAGCGATCATCTGAAGACAGAATGACGACTTTCCTGCTGACTTATTTCCCCATACTAAAACCTGTCTTCCAAAACCAAAGCCACCCTTTAGGGCAATATTAAGACCTAGGCTTGGTGTCTTTTGCTTTACTACTTCTACTTCTGTTGCCGCCTGAACCCTTGCTCTTGTTTTTGGGTCTAACTGCGCCAGAATTTCTGATATCTCTGTCATAATAACTCTTTTCTAATGATTCGCCAAGCTCTCGTATTTCTTTATCTCTTGATGCTTGCAATTTTTTAATAATCGATAGCATCCTATCTTCGTCTGGAGTTCTCAATACAAGTAAAAGTTCTCCATCACTTCCGTGTAGAAAGTAACCGTCAAGCATTTTAGAATAAATTGCCGTGAAGTTGTGGTCTTGCCTTATTCTTTTCTATCTTGTTATACATAACTTCGTCTAATGAATGCTCTGCCCAACCCTTGTTCATAAGGGATGCATATACATCTAGTGTTCTAATAAGAATATCAGCAATCTCTTCTACAATCTCTTGGGATCCCTTGCTTTTTCTTATTGCTTCCAGGACCTCAGTAACTTCAGAATGTACAAGGGCGAGCTTGTTTCCGACTTTGTCGTAGGTTGTTTCCCCGTCCCAAAAGCCTTTTTCAATCGCTGTTTCATGAAGAACAGCTGCCAAAGCATCCAACCCATCATCTGTCACCAACTTATTTGTCATCTTGTTCATCTTCTACTTTCTCGACATGTACTGTGAAAGTATTGTCGTCATTGTAGTTAAGTACTAATCTCATGCCCTCTGGCTCTCTCAGTACAGACTCTACAGGCACAACTACTGTGCCACCCATAGATTCTATCACAGCAAAGAGAACTTGTCCAATATTAATCTGTCCCTCTAAATCTTGTGGTTCCATTATTGTAAACTCCTTAGTGAATATGTTCCATCTTCTGTTTGACTTATATCAGGTCTATAAATCATGCCTTCTTTAATTCTTGACTTAAATTTTTCATAAGCCTGTGGGAAAACAATTGCACGTGTCAATTCTTTCTTGTGGTTTGTCATAATAAGGTGACCCATTGACTTGCCAGCCTTAGTTCTATAAGGAAGTAAACTAACAGTCATTCTTGCATTATCTGGAATGTGCAGCTCGTTAGCATACAGATATCTTACAAATGCGTCGTCTTTTTGATCTGCAACATCATCAATTGTTACATAACGAGATATTCTATTATCTCCAATCAAGAAGAAATACATGCTTCCGACTTCGATTTGAGTATTCTCTGTGTGGAATACACCAACAGAGGCAGTCTCATCAACCAACTCAATTCTGGACCAGCCAGTACCCTTCTTTATACCCTTAACCATTGCGAGCATAACAAAAGTTCCCTGCTCATCAAAGTCTTCTAATTGGTTTGTCTGAGCCTTGATGTGTGGTGGTATTCTACCAACATCGAACTTAGGTATACCTAAGTACTCATAAAGGTTTTCAGATTCTTTACCGCTTCTAGGATTATCTTCAAAAGCTGCTCCGCCAATTGCATTGAGTGCTGATATAGCACGAGAGTTAATTCCGCTACCCTTAGTTCCAGAAACTTCTTGCAGATGTGCGTATGACTTGAATGGACCTGCAGTCATAATCTTTTGACCAATATTGTTGGAGATATACTTTACATTAGACAATCCAAATCTAATGGCGTCTTTCTGAATTTTAAAGTCTAAGTCAGACTCATTTACGTGTGGAAGCAGTACCTTAATGCCAAGTCTTTTTGCCTCAATTAGATATTCAGTTCTGGCATCCTTATCATTTTCGTTCTTGAGAATAGAAAAGATAAACTCAATTGGATAGTAATGCTTTAGCCATGCCGTCCAATAGCTAAGCATTGAGTATGCAATAGCGTGTGATCTGTTAAATGAGTATCCTGAGTGTGCCTCAAAGTCATGCCACAAAGACTCTGCTGTCTCTACTGGGATGTGCTTACTTGCTCCAGTTACGAACCTTTCACGAAATTCATCAAACTCCGTAGCATCTTTTTTCTTTCCAATGATTTTTCTAACTTTATCTGCTTCCGACATGGACATGCCGCCAAGGTGTACGCATGCTTGCATAACTTGTTCCTGGTAAATAATAACGCCATATGTTCTCTCCGTAAACTGTCTCATAATTTCATGCTGGTAAACGATAGGCTCTTCGCCCTTCTTACGTGCAATATATGCACCACCAACAGTATTCATAGCACCTGGGCGAACAAGAGCGTTAGAAGCTGCAAGGTCTTCAAATGTGCTTACACCCATCTTCATAAGAAGATTTGTATATGGAGTTGCTTCTGCCTGGAATACACCCTTAGTAAACCCGTTTGATAAATCTTCAAACACTTTAGGATCATCTAGTGGAATCTTTTCTAGGACAATGTCACGACCATGTCTTTCGCTAACTATCTTTAATGTGTCAGCAATTACAGCAAGTGTCTTTAGTCCAAGTGCATCAATCTTAATTAGACCAATATCTGCAACTGTATCCATATCATATGCTACGACTGGAACTCTTCCGCTTACTTCTTCTTGAGTATCCGCCCTAGTTTCGATTGGGGCGAAGTTGGCGATGTCTTCTTTAGCAACAACCATCCCAGCCGCATGCATACCAACAGAGCGAATGCGACCACGAAGCCTTCTCGCCAAATCTGTGACTTCAGGGTACTTGTCTCTGAACCAGTAGGCGTTTGGGTTTGTCTCATAGTCTTCAAATGTTTCTATTCCTTTCAGTGCTTTATTTACATCATTAAGTGGTACTCCAAAGACACGAGCAGCATCACGAATAACGCCTTTATCTTTGAAGTATGTGAATGTTGAAATAGCTGCAACATTCTTAAACTTTTTTCTTAGGTATTCTTTTACCTTGTGACGACCTCTGTCTTCAAAGTCTGTATCAATATCTGGGAAGTCATTACGCTCTGGGTTAATAAATCGGAAGAACAACAAGTCATACTTAATTGGATCGACGCTTGTTATACCAAGAGAGTAACAGACTAGTGATCCTGCTGCAGAACCACGACCAGGACCAACCATTACGCCATTCTTATGTGCCCAGTTAATCATATCTGCTACAACTAAGAAGTAGGAGGAGAACTTCTTACTTGCAATTACAGAAAGCTCTTCATTTGCTCTATCAATGTATTCCTGATTCTCAGAAAGACCCTTAGCCTTTAAACCAGCAAATACCATAGATGTTAGTTCTGTGTGGGCATCTGTTTTTGGAGAAGGAAGAAGTTCTAGATTCTCATAGTAATCATAGTCACCAACCTTATAAGCAATCTCTACAGAGCTATCATAGATATCTTTTCTAGTTATACCTTGCTCATGCATATGCTTTTCAATTTGGTCTTTACCCATAACAAATACGTCAATATCCTGAAAAGAAATTCTTCTGTCTGGATACATATAATTAAATCTATCAAATAGGTCTGGCATTTGACGTGACTTCTCAAAGTCTGCTTCTTTATTCATCTTTGGTGATGTGGAAAGAATAAGCATTGCTTCTTCAAGCGATCTGTCTTCCTCTACTGCATAATGGCAGTCACCAGTAACAACTGGCTTAACATTAAATTCATCTGCCAATTCTAAAAGCTTATTGTTTAGTTCTACTGGATTATGTGGCTGAATCTCAATATAGAAGTCAGCGCCAAATCTATCCTTAAACCATTTAACTAAAAGCTTTGCTTCTGCATGCTCTTCTCTTTCAATAGCCTTAGATATGAGACCATTCATACATCCAGAAAGAACAATAAGTCCATCTCCAAGTTCTGAAAGAATCTCTCTATCAATTCTAGGCTTATGGTAATATCCTTCTGTCCATGCAATCTGAGAAAGCTTATTCAAATTCTTTAGGCCAACCTGATTCTTTGCAAGCAAGATGATGTGGTTATATGCCTGAATACTCTTGTCTGTTTTTGATGACTTATCAAATCTATCTGTTGGGGATATGTATGCTTCTAGTCCTAGAATAGGCTTTATTCCAGCCTCTTTAGCCGCCTTCTGCATTTCACGGTGAGAAGATAGAGTCCCATGATCCGTAACCGCTATGGCAAGCTGTCCCTTATTTTTTGCAGCATCAATTAACTCTGCAGGGGAATTCAACCCATCCATAAGTGAATAATATGAATGAACATGAAGGTGTACGAAATCCATTATTTTTTCCTAACAATATTATGTGGTGTAGGGGAGAGACCTTTCAGTCCCTCCCCCAATCTTTTTACCACTCTAGGTTTGAAGATGTTGCAGAGTCTGATGACTGCTCTGCTTCGTTATCGCCAAATAGGAAGAACTGCTCTTGCTCTTCATACTTAACTTCACGTACTGCTGTTTCCTCAAGTGGGAAGAGTTCTAGTCCTGTAGTATCAAACTGTGTCTCATCCTTCTGTAGAGGAATAATTGTATAACCAGTGTCTGTCTTTGTGCCTGTTCGCTTCATACGCCAGATGAGGTTTGAGATACTTCCCATTTCTCCTGCGTACTCAATAAGTGTTGGTGTAACAGACTTATTGCTTGAACCCTGTGAAAGAATTCCAACGTATGGATCATTCTTGCCGTCTTCAATAAGAACATTGATGTATAGTCGTGAACGACCCTTCCATCCTGCCTTAAAGTCTTTACGGTGTTGTTCACAGCCCCAGCAACGACCTTGGTCTTCAATTGTGCAAAGGGCCTTGCGTCGATAATCTTTTGGGTTTGTGTGTTCTACTGCGATGAATCCTAGACCAGCACTCTCTGAGTAATGAGGTGAATCTGGATCTAGCTCTTGAAGAAAACGAACTTTTACGCTTTCTCCGTCTTCTAGCTTGACCCACTTAGCCTTTGGGCCATCTGACTTGCTTGATGCTGGCTTATCTAAAGCCTTGTTCATGTTTTTCAATCCACGTACGATTGCCATATATATATTCTCCTTATAGTTGAGGCTGTATATGCCCCTGTTATTACTAGTATAACATATTATGCTGGGTTTGTCGAGACATATTCAAAGTGTGATAAAGAATTTTTTACACACTGCTTGATTTCTTCGTCCGTCATGTCGCCAACATCTTTTGCATTATGTGGATAAATTGTATTGTAGTCATAGCATGCCCACATAATATCTTTATTTTTCAACTTATTTGCTATGCTAAACCCTAAATCTCTTCCTGGACTATGACCAGAGCACTTTGCTGGGTAACACTTTCTACATGACTCATTAAACTGTTTCTGATCGTTGTCAGTCATAATAATAATCTTATTAAAATACTTATTTAATAAAGCAAGGTTATCTGGTGAGATATGCCCACCAAGTGTAGCCACAACATTTGGGTATCCAGCCTGATGTACCCTAATAGCATCAAAGCTAGACTCAACAACGATTACTGTTCCGCTTAGCCTCTTTGCACGATGCACGTTAAACATTGTCTTGCTTCTTGGTAAATTAGTGCTGTTCTTAAATCTTTTTTCTGAAATAGATCTTCCAACAATTCCAACTGGCAGACCATCTGGACTATGAACTGGAACAGTCACCATATTTTGTTTTGGTGAATACCCTAGGTGGAAATGTTTCATAGACTCATCGTTGATTCCTCTAGACACAAAGTAGTCTCTGGCTGGCTGGCTTGATACTAAATCTGTATGTAGGTTATTTAAAACCTGCTCTGGAAACTCAACAAAATCTTCTGTCTTATCCAATAAGTCGCTAAGCTGTTCATCGAACTCTACGCCAGTGTCATCCTGCTTTGCAGAGATATATCTAATGGCTTCAAATTCATTGCGATTTGTCATCTTCTTTACTAAATCAACAAGTGATCCTGCTTCACCACATGATGGGTTAAAACATAACCATGCACCTCTTTCACGACTTACGCTAAAGCTTGGTGTATTTCTATTTCCGTGAATTGGGCATAGGCATAAAAAGTCGTTGTAGGTTTCTGATACTACTTCTACTCCGAGACTTTTAAGTATTGATTTAACTTGTGATGGGGCATAGTTTTGGGCATCAATCGTCCCTGTTGCATTCCGTCTGTATGCCATGCCTTTGCCTTTCCCACATACACTGTATGTATTGTTAATAAGAAGTCATATAGTTGTGTATCTTCGTTATATGATACCGAAAAGGCGCTATCTATGTCAAGTACCCTGACATGACCCTGAGCCTTCGCCTTGGAAGTTAGTAGATTTTCGTACTGATTTCGTAGGCGGATAAAATCTGCATCGTCACCGATGATGCCTTTAAGTTGAAACCTGTGAATCCTTTTGTGGGTCATTAGGGCTACTTTCGTATATCTCCTTAATTATACCCCTATCTATATCCCAGTCCAAATAGAAACTAAAGTTTTTTCCGTGTCTATTTTTTCTAGAGACAACTTCAATAATATTAGTATCTGGATGTCTGTGAATAGCCATAGCCATATCAGCATCGTACTCAATAGCCTTTGACCAAGCTACCTGAGACATTAGTGGTGGACTGTCTTGATCTGATACGTCGTCCATAGTTGCTGCAGTAATATCAATAATTGGAATATTATTTGTTACAGCAAGCATCTTAAACTCACGAGAAATATTTCTATTTCTTTCTACTTCAGAGTTAGAGCGCTTTGTATCTGTAAATAGTTGGTGGTAATCACAAATAACAATGTCTGGCTTATGCTGGTCAATCTTCGCCTGAATTGTTTGAGGAGTAACATCTGCTAAACCTTCATTAGATACAACAATGAATCCGTTCTTATCCTTAAACTTCTTCTCACCCCATGTATTAAAGTCATCAAGGTTGATATCACCACGAGAGAAATCACTTGCCCTAAACATTCCAGAGCCAAGCATAGTATAAATACGGTCACGCATATTTTCTGGTGACATTTCAAGTGACACGATCATGGGCTTAAAACCCTGTTCCCAGGCTCTACAAGCAAGATACGATGTGAACCATGTCTTACCTCTTCCTGGCCAGCCAATAGCCACGATAAGGTGTCCTGGAGCCATTCCTGTTGGGTATGCATAATCAATTGCCTTGAATCCAGTTGCAATTCCTGGGGATCCACCCATAGCATCTGAACGCTCACGTAATGCAATTATATGACTTTCCGCATTTTTAAAATCAGTTAGGTCTAAGTCTCTTACATTGTTTGTATGTTTATTTAGACTAGACAAATCTTTCTGAATGTCTGCAAGCACTCTGGATGCAGCATTTTCTTTTAGTGCTGAGCCAGACTTTAGTAAAATGTTCTTAAGCTTTGATGAAATAAAATCATTCTTAAGTTGATCTAGATAGTATCCAGTTTCTGCAGTAGTATCTACTACATCAAAATCTCTAAACCTATCTGTTAGTACTCCAGCATCAGGTACTGACTTAAACCTCATATAGTATGACTTTAACCCATCCCAAACATCTTTGTGTGACTGGAATAATTCATCTACGTTATCTGCAAGAAGTGTGCTGATATCCTTATTTTTACATACGGAACTAATTACTGCTGCTTCTATGTTCAAGTTCTACTTCCCTTTCTGCTACTAGAATCTTTGTTTCTTCTCTCATCTTATCTCTTGCCGCTCTATCTGCATCTAATTCTCTCATAACTTGGTCAAGCTTGTCAAAGTTAAAGAAGAACCACTGCATAGGATGTCCTGGCTTTGTTGTCTTAAAATAATATTCAATCAGGATCTTAGCCCTGTCAAAACCAACACTATCAATTACATCTTGCATGCCCCACTTTTCACGGAAACGGTTAATTGATGGAGCTTTTCTATACTTATCCTTATATAGATTCTCATATAATGAGATAAGGATGTATGGCTCCTTTGTGTTTTCTTTTGCCATTTAAGACTTAAGTTCCTCTTCTATCTCTCTAACCTTATCGATTAGCTTATCCTCTACAAACTTATATACTCGCTCTGTTGCTGAATCAACATTCTCTCCAGACCTAACATCATCTTCTACTCCTACACCAATCTTAATACTCTCATAGTTACCAAGATTTCTTGTGTACTGAAGATCAATCTTTACACGGGTTCTTTCACTCATCTTCATCCTCTTCTTCCTGCTCCATAGACATTCTATCAGAATCCTCAATGGTTGTAAACCCTAAAATGGGCTTAGCTTTTCTTGGCTTCTTCTCTTCTCGATATGCGGCTTCCATCCATGCGCCAGCAATTGTCAATAATGTATCTGTATCTTGTTGTACTTCTGCTATCTGTGCTGCAGCATTTAACGCTACAGTAGCATTTTCTAAAAATTCTTTTTTATCGCCCTTTTTATATTTAAAAGACTTCATCTCTGGCATGACGATATGAATCTGCTTCTTAAACATTACCAAGTATTTTCCTTCCAGACTGGGACAAAGTCTCCTTCATCATTTTTAATATACAGCACTGATGCTGTCTTAAGTGCCGCCTTAAGCTCTGAGCGTGTGGGGAGATTTAAAGAATTGATGACTCCATCTTTTCTAGGTCTCCCCACACTTACAGAACAAAAGTATTCATGTAAATCAAGAATGTCTCTCTCGGAAAACATATATTTACCAAGCTTATCAAACTTACCATCGATAATGTATGTCCTCTGTGGAGTACGGATATATCCATTACGGATATACTTATCAATAGTCATTCGATGTCTTCCAAGCATATCAGCAACCTGAGTTATTGTATATGCCTTTTCAAGGTTCTTTTGTGTGTCTGACCATACATAAGATACTCTTCTTTTTTCAGAATAGCACCATGCTGTGATCAGATCTTGGCCACGATTTACATTAAGAGTTTTATGCAAAAGGCCGTTTACAAAGAAATACCCAATTCTTTTAGATACGCTTCTTCTTTTATTGCTAGCCATCTGCCTACTCTACTCTTTTCTTTATCAAGCATCCACCTTTTACCACAATTTAAACAGTAAATTTCCATGTGGAGTTTTTGAGAAAATACTCTGTCAATTAATACTCTTCCAGAGCATCTTCCACATTTCATTCTATTCAGCAGCCTTCTTAGGTGCTGCAGCCTTCTTCTTGACTGTAGCCTTCTTTACTGGCTTTGCTTCCTTTGCTGCCTCTTCTAGGGCTGCAATGAGCTTTGTAGCAGACGCAACAGTCTTGTTGCCTCCGCCAAATGCATGCTCAAGAATCTTATCTGCAGAAGTACCCTTCATTACAAATGTATAGATTGCTTGTGATGCACCAAACACTAGGAACAGTGTCTGTGTGAAATCACCTGCAGTAAGGTCTCCGCCAGACTGAATGAGTGCTGTAGCAAATCCTGTTACTGCTGATGTTGCAATTGCAACTGTGCTCTTCTGCTTTGCAGACATACGTACTGTCTTAATTGCAGATGTTGCAACAATTGTTACTACGGATGCAATAAAAATTACAATGCCGTCCATATATATTCTCCTTTATGCGCTAAATACTTTGCCGTCAACGACACAAGTATAGTCTCTAGTTATTTGGATCAGTTGCATATGCGGATAGTCATTAACTACATGTGCTACCGCAAATCCAGCCTGCCAATTCTTTTGAATGGAATAATCCATTTTATTTTCATCACAAAGATGCCCAATCTCATAACCACGAAGCTCTTGGCCAGTAATGTTATAAGTTTGATAGTATGATCCCATTCTGTGAGAATGACCTCTAACCAAGGAAACTCCCCAGTTATTTACGTCCTTCTTTACAGACTCAGCAGAGTGCTGTGAGATAGCTTCTCCATGGTGTCCGTACATATCACCAAATCTTTTTACAGGAGGGTGATTATACTCATGCCAATTAAAGCCATACTTTTCATATTCGTAAAGACTGTTAGGTGTAATTACTTCTAGGAAAGCTGGAGCCTTCTTTGATAGATAGTCACCATGTCTTGTCCATCCATGGTTTCCATCATGAAAATGACAGTCAGCATTTGGGACAATCTTACGAATGTCGTGCATAAACTGTTTTGTTCCAGTAACTCCACCATCACCAACTGGTACTGTAAACTCCAGTGGATGTTCAGCTGACCATCTACTTGTAGAGTCAGCATCGTCGATGTCTCCTAATAGGTCAACTGCATGTGGCTTAAACCACTTCATAACCTTTAAGAACAACTCGACCTTTCTAGGATCATGTCTTGGAAAGTGAACGTCACTAACCATCATCCATTTAAGGTCGTTCTTTGCTTCTGTCATTGTATTCCTAACTACGACGAAAAGACGACTCTTCGTCGCCTTTCTTATATTCTATGTTATTGTCTTATTATTGTCAAGCACATCTTTTATGCGCTTTGTCGTGCTGATACCTACTGCACAAAAATAAATTATATGATTGATTGTTTTGTTTGTTCTCATCTATATGATGAATTGACTCAAAATGATTAATCAATCTATCTATCTCTTTCTCTATCACTAAAACGTGTTCGTAATACCAGCCTCCTGCAAAGGCTTTGGGATGTTCTGGCACCCATATCAGAACGTAACCATTCTGACTTATACTTCTATTTCGTTGGTGCCAGCTTTTTAATGGCTGGTAACCACTCTTCATTAGTTAAGCTATTTCTCCTATTGCTAACCAATCAATTGTAAAGCTTCCTGTTCCAGACTGAGATGATTTTGCTCCCCATTGGAATACAAAATACTCAGGCTTAAACGAAGATGGTGTAGCAGACTTTACGTTTGCTACAACAATTCTATTTGTAGTAGTTGTTGCTGGATATGTGACTGTCAAAAAGATCTTGGGTGTTGATTTAAATGTTACACCAAGGTCGATGATATCCCCTTCATATCTTACATTAAGCTTATCAAAGGGTACCTTTATTGGAGAAGGGCTTGTCTTTGTAAGAGTTTTTACAGCAACTTCAGTTCCAGTTGTTGGATCTGTTTTTACTTCAGGCTTTGGAATAGCAGCATTTACCAATGTTATGGCTGTTGCTAGCTGAGTTAGCTTACCATAATCTAATGGATCATTAGCACTAAATGTAGGAACTACAATATCAGGCATTTATATCTGCACCATCCTTGTGTAGATTGGCTTCACTTTCGCTAACCAATATCTTGTACTGCTCAATCCAGCCTTCTGGGAAGGCGTCTGGAGTCTTTATTTGCCTCTTTTGATTGTCAGACACTATATATATTTTACCATCTGCTAGGTTATGAATAATGGTTCCATCTCTAAAACCAAGAACTCCTGCGTAAGGTATATGTGATATATTGGCAAACTTAGAGTTGATTACTGGTGTTGCCCAAGACTGCAGGCATCTTTCTGAGTAAACCTTATACCTTTTATTAGACTTGATATAAAAGTTTCCAGACTCTGTTCTATAGAACATGCCAGATATCATATAAGCTTTTCCAGTAAGGGATTTAACCTCATCAAGGTTAGGAGAGCTCTTCGACCTTTTGAAGTAATTCAGCATTATAGTCTGCAGTGTCCTTTTCTTTTTGAGATTGTTCATTCATCATGTAAGTAATTTCTGCTCTTAGCATAGCAATCTGAGTCTCATAATTAGAAACAAGATCTCCCATGCGCTGTTGTAGAGCGGCAATGATTAGTTCCGCTTTTTCCATTTTATCTCTTTTCTATTATTCTTCTAAAGACAATGAGTCTTTTTCTGCCACAAGAGCTGTTCTCTTGGCAGTTAGAGATGTAATTCTTGCTGTAGCGTTAGTAACAGCAGTAGCATCTACTGGAGAGGCGGCTTGTGCCTCAATCTTATCTAGCTCAAGGCCATAGATAGCATAGTCCAGGCTTCTAATATGCTGGTCAATTATGCCAGCCTTTTCTTCATTTGTAAGTGATGTAGTCATTTTGCCTCCACGTATATTCTACCATTTTATTGAGCATTTAGCAATTCTTGAAGGATTGCCTCAAGAACAACAATTTTTGCGTTCCAGTCAACTTTATACTGAGTATAGAGCTCAACCTGCTCTGTATCTGGAATTTCCTGAGCTTGTGCAAGCTGAATATCAACATCAGCATTATATATCTGCTCTCTAAGGAACCTGATCTTTTGATTAATTATGTACTGCTTATCCTGATTACTTAATTCATTACTCATTTATATCTCCATTCTTATAGAATTGTATCATATTATACATTTCCTGACCAGCTTTGTGGATAATAAGATCCATTGGTGCCCTTAAGAACTACACGAATTCTTCCATATCTAAGCGAGTTAGATGAAGGAAGATCATTTGTAGATCTAATTCTATTGTGAAATGGGGATCCAGTAACGTTATTGTTTGTTGAACCAGAGCCAGAATACACAAGCGCTGTATATCCTTTTGTTGCATTGTATGGCTGCATTCCCCTATTTGTTCCAGATGGAATTCCTGTTCTTCCAGTCCATGTGGCCCAACCCCATCTGTGTGGCTCAACAGTATAATTTGTAACATCTGAAACTCTAACTTCCCAGTCCCAGCCAAAAATTTGACCGTCATCGTTAACTGTTGGATTATTCCAATACCAGTTGAGACCCTGCTGTCTTGTTGTTGTGGTAGCAGTCTGCCAAAATCTGCTGAAAGATGGTGTTGGTGTTGTTGCGGTTGGGGAAACAAATGGCTTAGCAATAGTTGCAGTTTTAGTAACAGAAGTACCCCAGGTCTCAGTTGGCTTTCCAGTTTTTATAGCACCTGCTGCAAATGTTCCTACGACAGAGTCTCCAGTTCCATCATTATTACTCCATGCTGTTACTTTTACTAAAGTAATATCTAAAATAGAGCTATTCCAAGACCACTCATAAAATGTGTCTGTTTGAGCGACTGACGTATATGTAGTTGTAAGTGCACCAATTTTATAATCAAATGTATAACTTTTAGCATTTGTTGATGCATTCCATGAGATTTTTGTTTTTGGTACTGGGCTAGTTCCAGAAACCCTTACATTTAATGTGCCATATCCAGTATAAGTGCTATAGTCATACTTATTTATTCCTCTAAATGTATACCCAGGAGAAGCAGATGAACCTCCTGGATATGTCATTGTAGTTGCATTAGATGACCACGCTTCTGTTCTATACTTATCAGCCCCTGAATATGCTGTATCTGTGTCTGTACCAAGTGTCCAGGAAGTATTTGATGTGGTAACAGCTATTTCTTTGCTAACAGCAATTGTAGCTGCCGTTCCATCTGTAAATGTCATACTGTTAACAGTAAATGCTAATGGAACCTTAGTTGTTGTATATGTCTTACTTGCTTCTGAGCTTGTCAGTCCATCTAAATTTGTAGTACGCATATAAATTGTATAATCTGTTCCAGCTTCCAAGCTTGATATAACTAGCGGATCTGCGGTTGTAGCAGTCCATGTTCCAGAGCTTCCATTTTTATATTCAGTTGTAGATAGTGCAGCTGAACCTGTATTAGTTCCAGTTGGAAGCGTATAATCAATGCTTAAGCTATTTTTTGTAACTGTAGCTGTGTCTGGCATTGTAACAGCATTTGGTGCTGTTCCAGCAGCATCAACATAAACAGGCGAATCAGATGTTCCACCATTATTAAAAGTTGCTTGTGTTGTATCATATGGACTTGGCGTTGCACGAACTGCCACCCTATAATATTTATAATTATTTGCATCATAGGTTAAAGTAGGATCTCCACTAGTTGGCTTTGATATTAGAGATGCTGTTGCAAATGAAACTAGGGTAGCCCATGTCCTTGGTATTGTATCTGGTTCGGTGTTTGTTGCCTGAACTTCCATTTCATAATATGCAGCGTTAGTAGGGTTTGTAAATGTTGCTGAAATTCTTCTCTTGCTTGCTACGCTAGCACCAAGCTTACCCTTTGTAACTGTTCCAAGGTTAAAAGCCCCGACACCAGCTTTTGTTGTAACAGATAATGTTTTATATTCACTTGCTAAACCTTCTGCATTTACAGCCCTAACATAAATAGTATATGTTGTGTCTGCTGTTAACCCAGTTACATTTACTGGAGACGTTGTGTCGTCAGTCCAATTAGTTCCATTAGTAGACCATTGATATTTTGAAAAGGCTGAGCTTCCAGTGCTAGTATAGGATGCTGTTATATTTACAGACGTTGAAGTTTTTGAATCTTCAGATATAGATAGTCCAGACGGCGCTGTTCCAGTTAATTCAAACCATTGAATATTTGTAGATGTTCCACCATTACTATATGTTGGATTAAGCTCTGCTAATGATGCGGAATTTTCTGCACGAACAGCTACACGATAGTAGGTGTAGACGTCAGCCTGTCTTTCTCCTCCATAAAATGCTGTTGGGCTAAGCGATGGGTAATCAGATGCTGTTAACCAACCAACCGATACTTCAGGTCTATCTGTTGATGAATATGTAACTGGAGCGTAGCTTTTTGCTGTTATTGATAGAGACGTTCCAGATGCGCCTTGTAATATATAAACACCATCATTGCTAGAGCTTGCTGAAGGCCATTGTACATAGACTGCCTGTCCAATATTAAGTTTATGATTACCAGAGGTTGTAATATACCAAGTTCCGTACGAATAAGTTAATCCAGTAGTTTTCATATACCTAAGATTAGCTCTGGTGTCATCTGTTGCTGGAGCATCTGTTGTATAGCTCCATTCATTAAATTCAGGCTGAACTTCAGTCCATGTTGACTCTCTTCCTGGAGTTCCTGGAGCAGTATTTGTACCTTGATATCTTACAGCATACAGCTCTGCATTTGTTGAAGCACCCCAGTATGTCTTAACATCTCTATAGTTTTGAAATAAACCAGCATACTGAATGTCTTTAACTGCAGATGTTATATTAAATGCTCCTGGCAATCCAGAGGCAGTAAATACTACTTCTGTTGAATATGCTTTGACACCATCTTCATTTACGGCAACAATTCTGTACGTTGCTGTGCCAAGTGGTACGCTTACAGTATACTTTGAAAAATACCCACCATTTGTTGTAATTCCTGTTGCTATTGTATTCCATACTCCGCCACCAGTTTTTCTTTCAATCTCATACCTATAGAACGAAGTTGAAGCATCCCAAACAAAACCAGCTGTTATATTTCCAGAAACGGTTCCCTGCTCATAATATGCAATATCTGGAGTTCCTGGAACAGTAGGAGCTTTGTATATTGGCCCTAAAGCAGCAGTGTATGTCTTTGCGGCCTTGACACCATTGACAGCGCCTTGTGACCAAAATCTCAAGTACTTTGTTTCTGATGGCGTGGTTGTTCCAGTTGAGTTGGTATAGAATGTAGTTGGGATTAGATAATCATATCCGCCCCCTTCAGAAGATGCTGAACCAACAAACACTGGGTATACCATTCCAGATCCAGGAAAATATTGTGCATATCTAACATCTGTCCAGCCAGTAGTACCGTTTGCAGAATATTGCCATCCATACTCAACGCTAGTAGCATCTGGAGTCCATCTGCCTACATTTCCAGTAAGATTATAACCTTGTGTTTGATATGAATCTTTTTTTGTTATTGTTGGTAGAACATCAATAACTGGCGTGGCTGTGATAGGGGAAGTGCTAACTTGAGTATTAGATTCTACTGGAGTATATATGTACCACTCAGTATAACTATTTCTCAAAAACATTCTAGCTGCTAAATATTTACCAAGGTACGTAGATGATGCTGGTACTGTAAAATCATATGACCCATACAAAACATCATTAGTTGTGCTTGTCGTTACTGAGCTCATAAGTACATTTGAGCCTATTTTTGTTCCAGACTCAAATCCGTCATTTGCATTATCCAATATTGCAAATTCCATATACGATAGAGACTTATCTATTCTTCTGTACCACTCATCTGCAATATAGAAGTTAAACTTAACAGTTCCGCCAGACGGTATTGAATCTGGAGTGTCAAAATAGAAATTGTCGTAGTTACTATTAGAAAAATCAGGTGACTGCTTTGTAACAAATGTCGGGTTAGCTGCCGAAAAACCAGTTACTCCAGCAGTATTTGTTGCAGATGTAACATACCATAAGTATTTATTATCATAGTCAGAGATATAGCCAGAGGCATTACGAAGCTTATCTCCACCTCCGCCTGCGTCAACATTTCCCTCAGCATTAGTTCCAGTAATTAAAGTATATGTATTTCTATCATTTGTGGTATTGTAGTAAAACCCTCTTCTGTAGAATGAAATTGTTCCGCCGTTTGCGTCCCAAGTTCCGTCTTCACCCCAAAGATAGGTGGTTCCAGTTCCCCATGTTGATGTATCTGGACCCATTGTTACCCATGAGCTTGGAAGATCCCCTACATATACTCCACCATTTTGAGCATACCCTTTATAAAGAATTCTTGTAAGTGTGCCAATTGGTGCCTGTGATGCAGAGTCAAATACCTTCTTCCAAAGGTTGCCTACTTTTACGTATGCTTTCTGAATTGGAACCCATGACTGACCTACTTTATAATAAGCCTTTTTTATAATCTTCCATTGAGTACTTGAGTTTTTTATGTATGCTTTGCCTGCCATAATATACCCTAGTTGTTTGTGCTAAACAGTAGGTCCCCTTCCAAACCTACACCACGCCATACGTTTGAAATTGAAGTTGAAGTAATATTTACTTCTTTACCAGTTGTTTTAAATATTGCTCTACCACGAGATACTGTTCCGTCTGATTTAGCAACTAGCATTGCACCAGCCTCTCCGCTTACTCCTGTTAAACCATATAGAGAGTTTGTATATCCGTGGTGAGCGGCAGTAGACATACCCTTAATCTGAAAACCTTTTTGTGTAGATATAACAACTCCACCATCTTTTAACAATATGTATGAAGTTTCAAGAACGTTTCCTGTAGGATTACTTCTATTATATAGTTGTAAAAATCCATTTGCACCAGTTGATAATGTTATTTTTGGCTGAATATTTCCAGCAGTATTATATCTTTTAATAGAAATTGTTTCTGCTGTTGTTGACGTAGAAGATCCACTTTCATAAAAATATGAATAGGCGGCATGCTGATCATCAACAACTTCACCGTCAACAACCTCAACACCAGTGCCAGAGTATGATCCAGTAGCTGTATTTGGAACAGTGACAGAATCTACATCAAGGACGAAGGACCCTGCTTGCCCTTGATTAAATTGAATTGTTTGTGTGGCGGCATCAATAACCATTGGGTACTTTGTAACAGTGCCAGTAGTTATAGAATCTGTTCCAGATGGCATAGATCTTATCTGGTCACCAACAATATTCCATCCACCAATTTTTCCACTTGTTGCTTTTACTTCACCAGTAATATCTGCCTGGGTTGCTTTTAAATTACCATTAAATGCAACTCTAAATGGTGCTGAGCTAAAATCATTTCCCACGTATATGCCAGATGTATTAACAGCATCTATTTCAGTCTTACCCATTACAACAAATTTGTTTGCTCCAGTAGAACCAGCTGTAAATGTTGAGCTAGCACTTTGAGATAAATCTATTTTTACGTTTCCACTTAAATCTGCTTGAAATGTTGGGCTTTGTCCAGAAAGGTATACGGATAGACCAGGCTGAATTGGCCTGTCTGGAAAAGAAACTGTTTGATCATTTAATGGATTTACTACGGATATTATATTTGCAGTAGAGCTAGACATTTCAATTCTTGCGCCCGAAGATGAAAAACCATCTGGCTGATTCATTGCCCCAACTCTAAAGAATGATGCTGCACTTAAAGTTCCAGCTTTAATATTATCAAATACTAAAACATTTCCCTTGAGCTTAGCAATAGTGACAGCTCCTGGTCCCAGGTCTGTTTCTGATGCTCTTTGTGGAGTTCCAGTTGCAGTTAGCACCGTTCCAAATGCTGACGCTGGGTATGTTGTAGCAGGAGTTGATCCAGCAACTACTCTTGTTTTTACTTTAAAATATGATGTAACACCATAAGCAATAGTTGTTCCATTTACTGGTATAAATATTGTTTGTGTCCCAGTAGAGTTAAATGATCCTACAAATGTAAATGTTGCAGCATCTGCAGCAGTAGCCGCATATACATCTAGTGCATCAAAACCTGTAAGTTTTGTAGAGCTGTCTGCAAATGTTCCGTTCCATGTCAGATTAATTCCAGCAAATACACCTGTTGCAGTAAGTGCTGCAGCATTTACAACCTTTGGTGTTTCTGGCTCTGCTGCTGGAACTGCTCTTACCTCAATAGACGCTGGGGTTGATTGAGCAGAAACTCTACCAAATTTATCATATGCTTTTAGGTAAACTGTATATGTTATTCCACCAGTAAGACCGCTTAGTGTTTGAGTACTTGCCCCTGTAAAAATAATTGTTTTATTTCCAGGTGTAACTGTGGCTTCTACTCTATCTATATTTACAGAGTATGCAACATTGCCAACCGCTTTTCCGTCCCAAGTAACGCTGAGGCTTTCAATTCCAGCTGTAAGAACTGGGGTGCTTGTTGTTTTAAGTGAACCAGTTCCATCTGTATCATCAACTAATTGAACTACAACAGTTGCTGCAGCTGATTTATTTCCACCAGTATCTACTGCCTTTATAGAAAATCTAATAGTTTGAAGAGCTATACCAAATATTGATATGATTTCGGATCGTGCAAGTGTGTAGGTTGTGGCGTTTAGCTTAAATGTTTTAAAATTTGTTGTTATATCTGTACCGTCAGATATTGTTATTTCGTATCCGTCTAGGTCGCCTTCAGTATTTGCATTCCATTTAAAAATCATATCTCCAGCTTTTGGAGTATATGTTAACCCTGTTACTGCTGCAGGTGCAACACCGTTGCCTATTGTTGATATATCTACTGAGGCTGTATTACCCTCAATCTTTGTTCCGTCATCTTTTGTAACAACATACCTAAAGTGAAATGACTCAGTAGTCGCAGGTGTGCGATTATTTATCTTTGCTGTTTTAAACTGTGTTGGATCTGCCATTATGACATCTCCATACGATATTCAACATCCATAACTCTACCAAATTCTTTAGTAACTGGAGTAATCACTGATCTGCTAATAATTCCCTTATCGTATGTATAGATGTCCATATCGTCTATTCTCAGAGCATCTAATTGAAGCACTGATACTGTGCCAGACTCTGGGGTAACAACTATAGATATCTTTTCAAAGTCTGTTGTTGGGCTACCCTGCTTATTAGTATTATTAATAATATCTGACATGCTTATAGTTTTTAAATAATATCCAGCAGAAGCTTCTGCTGTAAAGTCATAGTAATAGTAATCTGTATTGGTTGTATGCAATCTCAATCTAAAATTAGATAGGTTGGCATCTTGATAGAATGCTACAGAAATTTTATCATTTCCAGAGTATCCACTAAAATCAAAGTCTCTTGTCTTCTCTGTGGTTACCGATGATCCATTTCCAGTTTGAACAAAGAACATGCTTTCTCCAACCTTGGATTGAACTGATGGGGCAATTGTCCCATTTGTCCACTCTGCGTCATTGTCAAAAAATGAAACAACATTGCTATCGTATATTGTTGGACTTGCACCACTATCTTGATACAGGCCAAGCTCTGATATCTTTGCATATAGATCTACTGGCAACTGAGCCTTATAGATGATTTGGCTATTAACATAATCTAATGATGTAGATATAACTGGGTATCTGCCAGTCTCAAAATGTAGCTTTATATCATTAACACTTGCTGTATCGCTACCTATACCAACTGCAATATATTTTGTTCGTGATGCTGTTTTATTGGCAAAATAGTCAAGGATATATCTCTTACCTATTGATGTAATCATAATGTAGCCAGCACCTCATTCTTTGATAGTATTTCTACTGATACCTTTCCAAGCTGAAATAGCTCGTCTGGAATCATAACTTTAAAATCTAGTTCGACCTTCTTGGTCTTTCCGTCCACGTATAGCTTGCCATACTGTGCTCCAGTCTGAACCTGAACATAAGATCCAGCCGAATTCTTAACCAAGATATCGGAAATGTTTGGGGCTGGAACTCCAGAGGCCTCGTCATCTGACTCTTCATCTGGCGTAGTATCATCTGCATCAGGCTGTCTTACTGCGTAGCCTAGTGTTTCAGAAGTAGCTCCAACTCGAATATTCTTAGCAGCTAAAAGTTGTGCGGCAACATTGTTGGCGTCAGCCAACATTGGTTCTTTTTCTGATACATCATACGATGTTATTATGTTTTTAACCATTATATACCATTATACCAAAATTGACCTTAGAACTAGAGACGTATTTAGCCCAGTAGAGAATGAATGATTAATTGATCTAATAACGTATTTTCCAGACCCATCAAAACCTCTGTCTGGATAATTAATTGAAACTATATCTCCGATCTGAAAGAGTGGATTACCAAAGCACTCCATCTCAACATCTACTGTAGCCTTCGACCATTGTGTTTGTAGCCATGTGGCAAGACTCTCTGCCGATGCCTTGGTCTGTATCCATGATGTTTCAAACTTCATAGACTGACTTATGTCCCCACTAGTTGGCTTTTTCTCAATTGTCATTGGTCCGCTCTTATTAATATTCTTTGCTACAACAATTGTTTTTATACCATTATCCCCAGCCAGTTCAACTGTAGAGCTAGATGTGTTTACCAAAAAGAACTCTCCGCCAAATGCGCCAAGTCTCAGGCCGATTGCCTCTACGTAGGGATTGGTTGATGCAACCACCTGTGGGATTGAAGGTTTAATATAATACGCAATATCATATTTATACATCTCTCGTGCAACAGATCCAAACTCATAAATATCTTTACTTGCTGCTTCTTGCTTAAAGTTGGTCATGTTGTATCCACCAAAACTATACAGCAGGTTGATTGCCGATATATTTCTGTTAACACTGAAGTCTGGATTTGCAGATACAAGGGAGGTTGCGTAAATATAGTCAAAGTACGCTGTGCTCTGTGATCCAGAATACACTGCTATGTTTCCAGAATCTGGTAATGGTGATACCGAATCTTCCCACGTTGATTTGTTGCCAGCTCCAACATATGCAGTTATTATATTTTTACCAGACTGCTTTTCAAGCACAACTTCTAGAGGGTAGTATCTGTTTTCAAATACATTGACTGCTAGTGGTTTGCTAAATTGAGTAGGCACACCGCCTACAATTTTTTGTATAGTAAGTTCATTAGTACCTGCAGATGCTGCAGTTTTAGTACTTACTATCTTTACACGGTATCCACTTTTTGTTGATGGATCCCAGTTAATTATCATACCTGCTTCTTGCCCAGATACGTTTTCTTCTAGTTTGAATCCAAACTTTGTCCCATATTGTGTATAGGTTGAATATGTGCCAGCCATAGCTTTATAGGCAACAGTATATGTATTCTTCTTGCCAGCTGGATTTTTATTTATAACCAGTGCTGATAGATTTTCTCCAGCAGATCCCTTTCCTGACAATAAGGACTTTGCATCTGTTTCAGCAACAGTCCAGGTAACGCCATTAGAATAAACTGGACTTGAGGTAGGATTATAGTGTTTTGCTGACCATGGAGATATAAATGCTGATGGGTCTGAGTTATGTGTAGCTGATGTTGTTCCAAATACGCCTCTGGTCTTAATCTTTAATCTGCCAGTTTCAACAAGCGTGTTGCCGTACCTAGATCTCATTTCTAAAAAGTCATTGTCGTTTGTAATAACTTTCTTTCCAGCCGCAACAGTCTGAACTACTCCTGCTGCATCTTCCTCTTTAATTGATGGGTATGAAAATTCGATGCCTTCATATTCAATAACTTCCTGATCAATAATTACATAAGAATTCATTCTTGTTGGAATACTTGTAGAAAATACATTCTGCAATGAGTACTTTATATAGTCTGATCCACCTTCTGAGACAATACCTTGGAACGGAGCAGCGTATAGAGTAGATGGAGATTGTTCATCCCATGCTGGATTAGATGTTTTTTCAAGGCTGCTAACCATTGGGACTGAGTAGTTAACCGTAATGTTGTTTGATGTTGGTGTTTCTTTTTTAGAAAGACCAATAATATCTGGTTTGTTGTCCCCATCTGCAGCATATCTAAAGGTCCATGATGCGGACTTAGCATTACTATAAAATAAAGTCTTGTCATAGAATACTAATTTTCCATATTCGTCAACATAGGCGACTGTTTGTGTTTCTCTACATAGTTCTTGAATAGCTTGCCATACAGTTTTGCTGTCATCTCCCCACCAGTACTTAACTGTAAGAATTTGATTTTGACAGTTTGTAAAATCGTAGTCTACAAAGCCAGCTGCGTCAAGCAGTCTCCATATAACTGACTGAAATGGTGCATTATCAATTAAAATTTCTGGACATTTCATTTCTTGTAAGTGCTTAGCAACATCAAGGGCGTCTACAGAAAATGAGCCAAACTCGCCTTCGTTAACTGATACTGCGTAGAATATTCCCTGCTGTACTGTATTTGTGTCGTCCACGACTGCTGAAACTTTAAACTTAGAGTTTACTCCAATTTGAATCTTTGTTGTATCAATAGCATTGCCCTTTATAAATGGGACTACGTCATAAGTTTTATCTTCAAACAAACTCATAGACATAGAGTTAGAGGTGATCATTCCAACTGGAAGCAAATCTGATGAAGATGAATCATCTTTCTTTATTGACAACTCAGAAACAACATTGGTCATGTCCACTACGTGTAGTGGTGAAATTTCAATAATTCCAATAAACCCAGGGCTAGTAGCTGTCAAAGAAAGTGTTATAAATGTTTGTTTAGTGTTAGATGCAGATGTATCAGTATCTTGCCAAGCACTTCCGTTATACCACTTTTCTATAATTCCACTTTCTGGAACCTGACCATTAAATACAACTGTTGTTCCAGCTTGGATATTTACTGTTGGTCTTGTGTGGTTTACTTCAAACTTCATTACAAATTTATTTGCCTGAATATTCTGGCCATAGTTAATGTTGATTGATCCAGCTTGATTGGCTACATAATACTTATACTTTGAGTTCTTTCCTACAAGATAAACTCTTGCTGCTGGGGTAGTCTTTGATGTGTATGAGCTAAGCTTGTCTTTAGAAGCTTCTTGAAGAGAATACTTTATTCCAGGCTTTGATGGTCTAAATAGTTCAATGACAGATGAGGCTGGAAATAGTGTTGCAAGGTTTGCGTCTGTTGCGTTACCAGTTTTATTAGTACTTGTAACAACAATATTTTTAGCCATATAATTCATATTGTTTTCAAGCACGACTTTGGGAACAATCTTGATAGATGTGTTCTTCTTAAAGATATCTAATAGAGCTGGGGTTGTACTTAGCATTATACCTCTTCAAGTTCTATAGACAAGTTATAGTATGTGTCAATTCCTCTTTTAACTATTGTTGGAGAGAATTCTTTAAAAATAACGGTGTATGGACCTTCATAGGATAAATCTGCTTTTTTAATTTGTATTCTAAATGATGATCTTCCAGCAGCAGACGAATAAAACGTCTTTAGATTATCTACAGCCCATACACCGCTACTTCTACCTTCTACCGCATTGATAGAGTTTCCTGGAACCATGTCCCAGCTAAGAGAGAAAGTCAATTTATCTGCAACGTAATGCTTTCTTAGTGTCCCGTTAGCCATTCTTTTTGTTTCTTCTATGCGGGTGTTTCCTATACTGAGCTCACGACGGTTATGCTCAGTAACTTTTTTCCATACTCCGCCATCCTCGATTTCAAGGATGGAACCCTTTGGTAAAGTTAAGTTAAAGTTATTATTTGTTCCCATTATGCGTACCTACTTTCCCCAACTCTCATTTGCTCAAGCTTCATTCTGCCTGCAATTGTATTAGCAATCTGGTCTGCGCTTGCACCAGGATTTGTAACATTAACAACAATATTATAGTTAGATCCAGTTCCACCAGTTACACTCATATCTCTTACCGCCTGAACAAGTCTTCTGTTTGATACAACATTTCCATTCATATCAGGAATAAATAACTCTGGACCCTTTTCTCCTACAAGGTAGGCTTGGGCATTTGCATCCTTGTAGTATGCTCTTTGCATTGCAGCACCATTATATGCAAACTTTCTTGCTCCCATAGACATGTAAGATTTCTTTGCATGTCCGCCATTGGCATACTGTCCTTTATTTCCATAGCCAACAAAAGTGTACCCATCTGCTATATACTTGTCGTACATATCTTTGGCATCTTCATCTATTGTTGCACCGCCAGGGAAATCAATAATAGAATCAGTTTTGGTAATACCTTGTGCATCTCTAAATGTCATGTAGGCTCTTGTTCCGCCAAAATCAGATGAGAACTTTGCATTCTTTGGAACAGAGTAGAAAGCCTTGCTTCCAGTAGGATTTCCTCCAGCTATCAGAAGTCCAAGGTCACCAATATTTCCTCTGGCACCTCCAGACTTATCTGCAACCAAGGCGCCATTCTTATCACGAATAGCTTTACCAGACTTATCTTTTTTAGTAGCATAAATATCTCCAGTCTCTTGATCAACCGTATATTTTGTGCCAAGCATCATCTGCAGTGAGTCTGAGAAGAACTTCATAAAGTCTTTTGTCATAGAACTAATAAATGATCCTACGCCTGTCTTTAAGACAGTCATATCTCCACCCATATCTTTAAATATCTTCTGAAGCTTATCCCATGCTTCTTTGCCAATTTCTCCACCAGAAAGGGCATCCATCATAAGCTTCTTTACCTCTAGTAGCTTAGTTGCCATCTGGGTTCTTAAGTTTTCGATTACCTTTTCATGGGCTTGAATTTGCTTATTAAGTGTTGCTGCTATTCTTTCCTTTTCAGCATCGCCAAGTTCTTTTATCTTGTCTTTTTCTGCATCAAGCAATTCTAGCTTCTTCTTGTGTGCCTCTTCATCGGCCTTTGCCTTTTCGTCCAAGGCATTCTCGGCTAGATCAACGGATCTATCCTGAAGCATCTTTTCAATATCAATACCTATCATTGCAGCTTCTTGTCTGTTTCCAGTCAATAGCGCAAACTGCTTCTCCTGCTCTTTACCAGAAAGTGTTAATGCAAAATTTTCTGATTCTTGTTGCAGCTTAAGCTGTCTCTTTCTTTCATCTGTTTGCTTTTGTAGCGCTTCATATGCTTTATTCTCAGCATCAATTCTTTTTTCAATTGCCTTAATTTGATTCTCTGTATATTTATCCAGCCCAGCAATTCTTTCTCTAATCTTAGCAATTGCAGCATTTTCTTTCTTTATTGCTGCATTATAATATTTCTCAACACCAGATGATGCCATAAACTGATCTGTCAGTTGACCTTGTGCCTGCTGAGAAACAATATCTAGCTGTCCAGCTACACCAGAAAGAGCTGTAGTTAATCCCAAAGCGTTTGCTGCTGCAAACTGAACTGCATTGCCAAGACTTCCTGCTTGCTTGAAAGCATCATATAGTGCTTTATTTGACTTTTCCATTTCTTTAAGAAATGCTTTTCCGTTAACAGTAGCATTAAGCTGCTCAAAGCTTAGGTTCTTCATATTTTCTGGAAGAAGATTCATTACTCCACCCAAATCCTTGAAGTCCTTTACTGAGGCAATTGCTGCTGCTGAAAGGTTGTCCATCTGAACTAGAACTCTTCCAGTTGCAGCTTCATCAATATATCCAGTGTCTAACTTAAGTGAATCTTGTATGTCTTTAAATGACTTAGATGCATCACGCTTTAATCTATCTAAGGCGTCTGCCTGATTTGTAATTCCTTGTATTTCCATAAACACTGGAACTGAGTATTGTGTCTTTCCAGCCTTTTCAAGAATTGACATAATAATCTTATCTGCATCCTTAGTGTCTACACCCTGTGCAACAAGTGTGGCCTTAAGATTCTTTGCTAGAGCATTTGCCTCTGACCCACTCTTTATATCCTTGAATCTCTTTATTTGATCTTCAAATAGTTTGTCTACATCTTTAGATATTGCATCTAGCTCTTCTCTAGTTGGTAGACCTAGTAGGTCTTTCTTTCCGCTCTTTGCGCTTCCTAATCTTTCGCCTAATGCCTGTGCATCTTTAACAAACTTTTCAAAAGGCTTAGTTGCATCTAGCGCTGTTCCACCAAACTTCTTTAGTGCTGCATCAGATACATTAATGTCTGCTTTAGTCTTGCGAAGATATTCTTGATGCTTTTGATTCATGTACTTAATTGCAAAACCGATTGCAACTACTCCAGCAATTGCTGCCATTCCCCATGGTCCAGTAAGACCCATGGCCATAAGTCCACGACCTACACCCTGAACACCCTTACCGACTTTACCCATAAGCCCACCCTGCTTAGCCATAAGGCCAACGCCTTCTTTAAGACCTTTACCCATAGACTTAATTGCTGGCAAACCATATCCTAGTGTCATTGCAAAGTTAGCGGCGTTGTTTACTAAGCTGTTCTGAACTCCTGTCATAGAGTTAAGCATGCTTGTAATCATACCAACTGTTCCTACAGATGCCATCATTTTATTATTAAATAGTGCCGCATACTTTGAAGAAGAACGCATTCCCTTTTCAAGTCCACGTGTATTTACAACTCCACCTAGAGGTGCCATGCCCTGCTTTTTTCTATTTCGATCAATTGACTTCTTTGTTGCCTGATCTGTATTTGGGTCATTATAAACATCAATTGCACTACGTTTATTAGCTGGTGTTTGTGGTGCTGGCATTGCAACTGGAACTGGAGTTGTAGCAGATAGCTCTGATCCTCTACCAACAAATCTCTCTTTAAACAGTGCAACCTGCTTACCAATCTTAGTTTTCTTCTTGCTTATTGCTGTCTCTCCAACATCAAATTGAGGGGCAGCTTTATATGCACCAGATACACCAGAGCCCATATATACTCCCTGGCCTCCCATTGTTACAATTTCTTCTGGTGTATAAATACTTAATTGTCCAGCATCATAAGTTCTTCCATTGTATTCAAATGGGTCTGCCTTTAACTTCTTTGAAGCTTCGTTTGCACCTTTTGATTGAACTGTTGGAGCAAGAGTTTGAACACCCTTTCTTTTTCCAGCAGGGTCTGTATGTGCAATATTTGGAGCATCCATAGCATTTGCAGATGTAAGATCAATTCTGTCTCCACCATATCCACCAACTACTCCATTTTCAAATCCAGCAAATCCGCCCTGAACTGCCGTAGCAAATCCAGTTGCATTTCCACCTGCTGTGCTAACCATAAGCATGTCTTGAACTTCGGCCATTGCTACAGTCTGTGCTCTGGCTGTACTTAGACCTTCTGCTTCTAAGGCCTTAATTCTCTTACTAAATACTTCCATTGACTTTGCTTTTGCTGGGTCATTCTTAATTGACTCAACAGTTCCAGTAAGGTCTTGGAACTCTGGGGCAGTTGATGTTGGAACCATAATTGGAGGAGTTCCCCCACCGCCGTTATTATCTGGTCCACCAGGACCTCTAATTCCGCCACCAGGAGCCCCTGGAGGGGGCATAGAGGCTGCAGTAGCTATATCCCTATATGCCATTGCCAAACGCTCTAATTCGGCTCTAAGAATGCTTGCAGCCTGTTCTTGATTATATAATGAAGATGTGTAGGCGTCTGCCACTTGATCTGCTGCAACTGTGGCAGTTGTTACTAATTTAAATGACTCTGCTTTATTACCAAACTTGGTAAGCATTGCTATACCCTTGACAACATATCCAAGGAAGTTAGCAAATACACCAGCCAACATAATCATTGGTCCAATTACTGCTGTTATAACTCCAAGCCCTGCAGCAAATGCCTTGATTGGCTTTGGAAGGCTATTAAAGATATTAATTAATTTAGATCCAACATCCAGAAGGCCTGCGGCTACCTTTAAGAATGGCTCACCAATTTGTGATATGGATGCCTTAAATGTTTCAAGTGCTCTTCTGTATCTACCTGATGCAGACTCTGTTAGAAGTTTTAATTCTCGATCAGCAATTGTTCCTAGGTCTGTAGCAGATAATTTCATGAGATCCATTACCTGTAATGTCTGGCTACCTTGCTCACCAATGTTATCGAACAGTGCACCGATTCTTGCAAACTGATACTTACCAAAAATTGATTCGATTGCTTTCTGCTTTGCTAGTGGATCTAAGGTATCAAGCGCTTTCTTGAAATCCATAATTGTTCCCATAAGGTCACCAGCATTGCTATCAACAATACCTTGTAGGCTTATACCAAATCCAGCCATATACTGTGATGCTGCTTTAGATGGATTAATAAGGGAACCAAGTCCTGACTTTAGTGCGTTAGCACCTTCTGCTGCTCCGATTCCACCTTCCTTCATCGCTGTTATAAGAAGCGCTAGATCTTCAATGTCTCCACCAAGACCTCTAATGACTGGGCCAGCTTTTGGAATTGCTTCAACTAAATCTGAAAGTGTTGTTGATGTTTGGTTTTCAACTGCGTTAAGAAAGTTAATTGATTCAGAGAGCTCTTTTGTATTCATGTTGAATGCAGTTTGAAGTGCAAGAGTTGCCTTCATAGCTTCTTGACGATCAATTTCACCGAGTGTAGAAAGTCTTGTAGTTTCTGCAATAGAACCTAGAAGCGCTTCACCTTCAGCACCTGTTGCTGCAATGTCTGCTGAAAGAGCTAGAGTTTCTTTATAAGCAGCACCATAGTTTTGTGCTAGCTCTCTAGCAAGTGCTGACACATTGTCTCTTACCATTGCTAACTCTTCTGCTGATGATCCAGCTGCTCCGCCGTAAACCTTTGTAAGTCTTGTTAGTTCCATATCTGCTTGCTTAAATGCATCTGCAGCAGCTTTTCCAAATATTGTAAGAGGTACTGTGAGTCCTACGGTAAGCTGACGTCCAGCCCACTGTGTATTCTTACCCCAGTTAATAAGTGACGTAGCTCCATCTTTGAGAACCTTGTTATATATAGATAATTCTTGAGAAGCAATTCTTCCAGCATTCGCTACTGCATCAATACCAGTAGGGGTAATAACCATTGCCTTTGAAGCACCAGACATGTCTCTTCCAAGACTCTGGACAACAGACTGTTGCATTCTAACTTGCTCTTGTGCAAGCTTTCTAATATCTCCAGCAGTTCCTCTGCTATAATCACGCCAAGTTGTAAAGTAGTCTTTTAGTTTCAACTTACCTTGATCTAAAGACTTTCCAAACTTTTGTGTATTACTGGTAACATCAACCATGGATGCTGTAAATAATCCAGTTGATGTAACTGCCTGTCTAAATTGATTGTTGGCTGCAGCAAAATCTGCAGCAATATTCATATTGCCTTTTGATGATTCGTTTCTGAGTTTAGAAAGAGCAGCAACGGCACGATTGGCCTCTGAAATTAACTGACCAAAATCTGCCGTCGCTTTAAATTCTGTATTTAGAATTTCTGCCATTTACACTATTACTCCTGACGATATCCTAACCCTGCGCCAATTCCGAAACCGTCTTTTTGCATCAGGTCATACATCGAATCATCGATACCTGCATGTTCATCAAGTACCTTTTTCTGTACATCTTCCAAGGTCTTTGTTCCAGCAGGAGCAGTTTCCTTACCTAGATCAATACCTTGCAATGATGCAAGAAATCTTTTTTCTTCGTTATCTGCTTTTCTCTTTGCTTCTAGTATTGCTAAAAGCTCTGGCATAGATATCGAAGACTCAAGCTCTTCATAGTTTTTCCAGAGGCCTAGAAGAAATGCCTCAGATTCAATGGCGACTAAATCTAGTTCTGACCAGCTAGTAGAGCCGCCGCCATTAAATTTGGGTCATCCATCTTAATGCCTCCACACACCTCAATAATTTTCATTATTGTTGGCATGTCAAGAACGTCGCCAAGACGATTCTTGTCTGCTGCTAGTTCTGGTGCGGATAGCTTTATTCCAACAGCAGCTGCATCGATAAGTACATCGACTGCATCACCTTCTGTTAAAGTGCCATCAAGCTTGCCCATGTGACCCATAAACTCTCTTAAAGAGTTAATTGGAAGTGGCTTTAGTGTAACGGCAGTGCCGTCTTGTAGTTCTATTTCGTATGTTTCATAAACCTTAGTTGCCAAGGTGTATTCTCCTATTCTGAAAGATCTCTATAATTATACTAAATAAAAGGTACTAAGGCAAGAAGCCCCCAGTCTCCTGGGGGCCCTTGTTAGCTAAAAACTAATATATTAATTTTTAATTATGAAGCTGCTTCGATCAGTCTGTCTACGATTGTTCCGTACTCTGCTCCTGAGAAGGATGAGTCTGGAAGCAAACGGAAAGAAACTGGGAAAACTGTTGCTTCGTTACGACGGTATGAGTGTGATGATGCCTCAACGTTGAGAGCACGACGAATGTGGTACATTCTTTCACGCTTCTTACCTGTTGCAGTTCTTGGAGCGTTACCAATAAAGACCAATGATCTTTCTACTGGCTCCTGACCAAGTGCACCTGCTTCAATTCCGAGAGACTCTGCTCCTGTTCCTCCACCAAAGTACTCTGATGAGACAGATGCGTCTTTCTTCTTTGTTGAACCCTTTTGAGCAAAAACTACGAGAAGATTCTCAAGTGTTGCTTCTGCAAGAGTTGTGTTAATCGATACTGTCATTCCCTGCTTGAACAGCTTAGCTGTATCAAGCAACTGGTCAACCTGAATGTCACCGTAATCTGGTGAGTATGCTACTTCAATACCTTCAGTTGTAAATCCTACGCCTCTCCAGTTTGTTGCGTCTGCTTCAAACTTGGATGCTGCTGGCTTATTTGCCTCTAGTGTTGGTAGTGCATATGTTGGCCATAGTGGTACATCTGTTGAGTCCTTCGCTGAAACGAAAACTTCTGCTGCACCGACGATAACGTTACGTACGTCTGTTGTTGCCATTTATTCCACCTCCATTTAAATTGGAAAAATATTTTTATTACTAAGTAAGCTGGCTAAGCTCAATCCTCGATAGGTAAATAGTATCGCCTTTTGGGTTAAAACGCAAAGCCTATGCGAATCTTCCAGCCTTTGTTACTACTCGCCCATACTTGTATCTTATCATTACCTGACCTGCCATCAAGCCTGCCTTTTCCACCTCTGGCTCTGGGGAAAGCATATCTGTAAGGCTAATTGAATAGAATATAAAGGGTGATGTCTGACCAAGGTAGTTATTGACATCCTTAGCTGAATCATCCATTCTTCTAAATAGGTCTAGCATAAACTCCTGGACCTCTACTATCTCTGAGTAGTTACTTGAATATATAGTGAATAGCATTGAGTCTCTGCAAATAAGCCAGTTGTCCTCGTAGCCATCTGCCACATAGTTATAAATTATATGTTTTTTGTTTTGAAAGAATCCGTCTAGTTCTGGTTCTTGCTGTGATGGAAATATCGGAATCCATATATTCCCTGTATTTTGATAATCATACTCTTGCTCATCAAACATTTTTTGACCTATATTGACATCTGAGTTTTGAGACTTTAGCTGATCCCATAAGTAATTACGAATAGCCGATGATGCGTTAATTGAATAGTTTGCCATTATATACTCCTTGATGCATTGCTTGCGCTAGACTTTGCTAAAGACCTTACTGCAGATGCAGATATTCTTGAAAATGTTAGTTTTCCAGATATAGTCGAAGGAAGCTTTGCTGCCTTTTTACTAGCAGAACTTAAAGACTTCTTCACCCCAGATCTTTCTATTGAATCATATACCATTTTTGTTGTAAAGAACTTATTATATGTGGTTGAAAAGCCCTGATAGACCATTGTTCCACCTGGGTTATTTACTACAACAGAGCGACCCTTTGGCATAAATATTGTCTTTCCGTCTCTTCCCTCAAAAACCAGCCTTCCGCCAAGTGATCTTGGTTTGATGAGTACAGGAATTCTATACTCCATTATTCTAGCTTTTTCTTTAAACACATACTTCTTCAATGACTTTTGATTTGGGACATTAGTTTTTGATTGCTTAAACTGATATGATATTGACATATTATAATTTTTGCCACGAGTATTTTTTAAAACCCATAGTCTAGCTGACGGATCTCCAGCCCTTTTCCATTCATAAACGTGATGTAGTCTTGCCGTATTGCTAGCTGCTAGTAAATCGGTATATGATCCAAAGTCTTTATTTATCTGGCCAAAAATTTTATTTGATACTGAATCTTGTGTTCTTTCAGAATTTAATAGATACTCTAATGTAGCTGCTTTATAGTATATTGCTGCAGCCATCTTTGCAGTTCCGCCTGAATCAGAAAATGCTCCTGGCTTCTTAGTTGCTAGAGCTGATTCTATTCCTTTTATCTGGGATATTATATTAGCTTTCAATTGACTGTACCTCAGAACGCTTGGCTGTTACGTTATAAGAAATGATTGCGCCGAATGGGTCCATAACTGGTATGCATCCAAGTACGTCAAACACAGTTGGATCTTGTGTGTAGCTATCTTGCTCTATCCAGATATACTCATTCTGCTGATTTCTTATGTTAGTAATTCTTTGCGTTTTAGACAGTCTAACTGGAGATTCTATTTTAATAAATTCTGTATTAAAATATCTTTCTCCGACCTTATCATTGCTTCCTGGTGAAGTTGCGCTATCGGTAATCTGACCACGAGCAAGGCAGCTCTGGGTTGACTTAAAACCCCAAACCTTTTTTAGGGCTCCAGTATTTTCATCCTGGGTTGTAATTCTTTCATAGATATCCATTTTCATGAAAAAATTTGAACCGACTAGGCAGCTCTTCATTAAATAATGACCATCCTGTTTGCTATCATTGAGTCAAGCACTCTGTCTACTGATGAGTTACCTGTTCCTGAAAATGCTTGTGGTGATATCTCAACTGTGTAATCTCCAGTCTGCATTCTCTTCACATACTTATCTCTCCATACTGTATCCTGACAGAAGAAATCATTAACCAGCTTAAGAGTGCATTCCACAATAGCTCTTGGTGTGTGAACATATCCAAATACACCAGCTATTGTATATCTCTTGCCTTTTGAAAAATATCCAGGTGTTGCAATATCTGAAACATAAGGGTATGTCTCAAACACATCGATTCCTGGCTCTTTATTAATTCTTATTGCATAGTTTGTTGGAGTAATCTTAAATGTTGCATCCTGAATTACTACATCATCACATGATACCTGAGAGAATGACTCTAGTCTTTCTGGTAGCAACAAAACATCGGTGCCGTCTCCAATTACCTCGACAGACTTTGTCTCAATTCCATATGTCTGCCCAGTATAAGCATCAATCTTAAACCTAGCCCATCTTTCTGCAGCCATTAGTTCAGATGTTGTCTTATAGTTTGGATCTGAAGTGTCTATACCAAATCCTAGTTCGTGGATGATCTCATCCATATGTGCATATGGCTTTACTAAGTAGTATCTTCTTCTTAGGGTAGACGGAGTTGCATCTCCTGGTATTGCGTATGAAACATCTAGATCTAGATAGTTATATGCTCCGTATGCAGTTAGGGAGTTTGGCACATAGGCACAATAGCTACCCTCATTAACATCATCGTTTACAACCGTCAATGCTACTGCTGCTGGTGAAGGGACCAATGTTGTTGGATTTGGCCTTAGTGTTGCAGTTATAGATGATGAGTCAATATATTGGCTACCGATCAAGGTATTAAAATGAATGATTCCTTGTGAACCGTAGTGCAACTCCGCCATGTACTATCTCCTTATGAGTAAAACTCGTTGACTTCCCTTGGGGTAGCCAGTCTAAATCCTTCTTCGTTGTCAAAAATCTCTTGGGCTAAATGCATTGGCATTGGCACAAATGGGTGGTCCTGACTAAACGTAAAGCCAAACGTCTCATAGCTTCTGTTCAATCTTTCCATCTTTACTAGGGCTGTATCAGATCCAAGATCAACTTTTGATAGTTTATCAAACATCGGAGCCTCTGGCAAATCTTCTTTTTCTACATTTGTGAACTTATCAAGTAAATCAAAGTTCACGCCTTCTTCTGCTAATGCGGCAATAATCTCTGCCTTTGTTTTTGCATTCTCTAAATCTACGCCGAAATCTTCAGCGACCTTCTTTAGTTCAGATAATTTCATAGTGTCAAATGACATTATTTCTCCATTCTTTGTAACAATTATATCATTATAGAAGCTAAAAGAGAAGTGGGATCCCCCTTAAGGGATCCCACTCCAAAGCACCTTTAAACCGTTATTATGGACGGTTTGCTGGATAGTTTGTGTAGCTTCCGCCAGTTGCGGCTGCGAAGTCACGTGAATCGTATCCTGCAGAGATCTTGACGTTCTTTACGACGACAAAAGCATCTGGATTTTCGATTGCAGTTCCAACACGAAGGAACAATGTGTATTCAATTGTATCCTTCTTTGGCTTGAACTCACGGTGTACTACGATATCACGCTTGATACCGACAAGTACGTTATCAGGGAATGTAAGGTGAATATCACCGTGTGCTCCTGATGCACCTGAGTATGTTCCAGTTTGGTTTTCATCAAGCATTGGAACTTCCACTACTGGAATACCAAATGCGTAAGGAATGACTCCTCCTGGAGCTCCGTTATTAGCGACTACGTCACCACGAACGATACCTGAAGCGATATCTTCTGGAGTTCCTGGAATGCTGGTCAAGCTGAACAGGTAATCCTGTACCAAGTTTGAACCAGAAAGGAAGCGAAGCTGGTTGCGACGTTGCTTGTAGCGACGTGGCATCTTCTTAAGTGCATCATTGAAGATACCCTTAGTGATTGCTGCTCCACCTGCATCTACTACGTGTCCGTGAGTTGTTGCCAACTTGCGAACTCCGTCAAATGCCTTTAGAAGTGGGTCTTGTGATGCACCATTACCGTTGATAACTAGATCCTCAACGTCGTTTCCGACCTGAGTAGCCATCATTCTTGCAATGTGATCTTCTAGATCTGCACCCTCGATACCATCCTCTAGAGATTCGCTTGAAAGTTCCCAGTCAAGACGAAGCTTCTTTGTAGCTAGAGAGATCTTTGAAAATACTACACCTTGTGCAGATGAAGTATCCTGTGCCTCTGTTGCGACACGAAGGATTCTCTCGCCAACGCCAATCTTATCGATTTCTTGAATGTCTGATCTCATACGTATAGTACGAGCTACCTTAGTAATAACTGTGGCATCAAACATGTAATCGATGAAACGATTAGCTTGTTCTGGCTTTAGGAGACCGCCTCTAGCGTCATCGCCAGCAGAGGTTCCCAAGTTTGTTGTTGTAATTGCTTTTTCTAACAATTCGTTGCTCATTTATTTTTTCACCACCTTTTTCTTAGAGAATGTTTTGCACACCGAGGAATGTGCCGCCCCACTTACTCTTCTTAATGGGTTCTTCTGTTGTTCCGCCAAGATCAACAGACTTCTTGATAGCAGTATCTGATTCAACTGCATCAATTCTTTTCTCTGTAACATCAAGCCCACCCTTAAGTGCAGCTAGTGTTGCAGAAACTTCATCATACTTCTTTGAAAGCTCATCATACTTAGCGTCTGATGACTTTGCGATTTCTGCGATTTCTGCCTTTACTGAATCAAGTCCAGTAGCGCTTTCTGACGCATTCTTTGCAAATCCTGCAGCAAAGAAATCCTTGAGTTCATCAAGCTTCTTTGCGAAATCCAACTCTTCGACGGCGACTTCCTGAATATCGGCTGCCTTTTCAACAGCAGTGTCATCGCCTTCTGGAGCTGTTTCTGCAGCAACCTCTTCTACAACAGCTTCCTCTACAGCTGCCGCTTCAGAGGCTACTTCTGTGGTAGCTTCTACTGCAACTTCTTCAGCTGCAACATTAGTTGTATCTTCCACGTCTGTACCTCCTTCTTTGGCTATTTCTTTATTTAAAACGCCGCCGTTAATAGACTCACGACGCTCTTCTGTGACCTTGTCAATCTCAGAATTCTTTTCTGTGTTTACCTTAAGTGGTGAGATCTTTTTTAGTGCAGACATGTCAACTGACATTGACTTCTCTGTTGTAGACCAACCATTTCCACTTGGACGATATAGTTCAACTATAATATTTGATTTGTTATACTTTAAAACTTTTCCTCTTGCTGTTCCATTTGATATATTCCATGAAACAAAATCTCCTGATTTGAATGCAGACTTTGAGAAATATTCTTCTGAGACATCTCTAATTTCTACTGTGTCTCCCTCTGCATCTTTTTCAACCCATCCAACCTTTTCCATCTCTGTTCCGCAAGACTCGCAGCTAGCGTTATCTTGTGAAGATGTTATTGCTACAAAATCGTCTCCGCACCAAAAAATATTTTCTGCGTTGACTTCTGTTGCCATACCCTTCATAACCATTTCTCCATTTACCTTTTCAATAGAAAAGATATTTGCAAGTTGGTTTGCTGGGTTATCAACTAGTGAAAGTTCTACAAGGTCATAGTCTTTAATAAATCTAACCATAGCATCTTTATCTGCGACGAATTCGTTTTCTACTGACTTGATTGCTCCGCCAATTGAGAATCCAGAAAGTGTTCCATCAAGAACTTTTTCCCAAGTATCCTGTGCACCCTTTGAAACGTATGATGTGACATATACGCCGCTATAAACTTTTCCATCTGCTGGATCATAGTAATCCTTTGGTTCAAACGATACAACCTTTCCTACAGCCAATGGCTGATGCATTTCTCTTAGGTTGCCTCTGAATCTCTTAAATGCAGATACGCTTGCCTCTGATGTAACAACATCTCCGTGTGAGTCTACGTTATCTAGGGTAGCGAAACCTGATACTGTACGCTTTTCAATGTCGACTTTGGAGAACGGAACAGCAATTTTAATGCTATCCCCATCTGTTGTCCAGTTGGCTTTTAATATTTCCATGGTGTATAAATAATATCGCTTAGATGATTAAAACGCAAATATTGGTAGACTAATTTTGCTGTCTTCCATCGCCTTGAGCATTTCTTCCCTCTCCAGATACATCTGGCTGATTACCTTGTCTTTGCTGATCACGATTTCTATTGCCACTTGCTTGAGCTGTTTGCTCTGCTGCCTGCTGTGGCTTTAGCTCTACTGGATCGTCTCCGCCAGCAATTCCTGGAAGACCCATTCTGGATCTTACTTCGTTTGGTACTAAAACCTTCATTCTAAGATATCTTTCATCAATCTTTGACTGAGTATCTTCATCTGTAAGGGTAAGCTCATTAAACTTAAGAAGGAACATATCTGTCTTTTCAGAGATAATCTTATTAAGTCTCTTTTCAAGATTCTTCTGTGCTGGACGACATACCTGCTCTTTAAATGTCTTGTCTGCATCACGAGCATTGGCAAGTGAGACGCCAGAAGGTGTTCCAATCTTATTTACTGGAACACGATGAGACATTAATATCTCATCTCTATTCGCTGTTCTATAGTTATTAAAGGAAGAGTCTTGAACTCCAGCCTCAACCGCATCCATCTTAAACTCAACCTTAGAGTCCTGATTATCTGCTGGGAGTGGAATATATAGTGATCTATGATTTTGACCCTTTAGTCCAGTCTGGAAGAACTCTAGCAGCTTCTTCTCTGAATCATTTGAAAGCTTGGCACCCTTTACTGTGATAATATATCTTGGAACAGCCTTATTCTCAAAGTAGTCAAGGTTAAATCTTGCAGCAAACTCGTTTCCAGCCATAGCATTCTTTGAAGCAATAATATCTGGAACACCGTAATATCCATTTGTAGGTGTATAGTTCTTTAGGTGGATAATCTCATTAGGTCTAGTGTCTGCTGTTATTGGATTAGTATCATCTTCTGATCCATAGTTTCTAAAGAATACAGACTGATTTCCAATGATTTGAACAAAGCCGTCTCTTAGTCTACGAACACGCATAGATGCCGCTGGCACATGTCCAATATATCCAATTTCTCCAGTATTCTTTCTGCCGATTTCAATATAACCATTTCCAGTTGTCTCGTAGTCCTTCCAGACTCTAGACAATGTCTCTACTACAGTTTCCTCTTCGTTAGTAGACTCTAGCCACTCATGAAGACTAATCTTAATTCTCTCTAGCTTTCTACGTGCTCTCTCAAGCTGCACATCATCTGTTATATCTGCAAGCTTTTCTTTTGTAGCCTGGCTTTCAACAAAGTCATACCCCAAGCCAACAATGTTTGCAACCTTTGCATTAACCGCTCCATAGTGAGCTGAAGAAACTTCATAAATCTTTGAGAGGTAATCCATATTGTAAGGTGGCTGCACAACGTCTAATATGCTATAGCCAGTAATCATAAATGGCTCAATGATTGCATTACTTTCTGAACCATTGCCACGCAAGAATTTATTGAGATCTGTTCTGGCTAACTTCTTTTTAAAGTTAGTGCTGAAACCATTCATCTTTTTTATCGAATCAAAGTCCCTCTTGAAGGGATCTCCATATTCATCCATCTGTCCGTTAAGTGGCAGATCTCCTGAATGACTTATTTCAATAAGGTCTTTTTCATCTTCAAACTCAGTTGCCATTTTTTATCCTCTTCATTTGATCTAAACTTTCACCAATGTCATATGGGTCTGGTGTAAGACCCCATTCAAGCCTTTGTCTTTGATGGGCATACTCTTCGTCTGTAACTCTACGTCTTCCTGAAAGGAATACTGGTCCACCCTCTTCTACGCCATAAGACCCAACAACCTCTTTTAAGATAGCCATCTTTTTCTTATCGTTCTTAACTGAAGGTATATTTAAATAGTTACCATCATCATCTCCGACCCACTTACCATCTGGCATCTGCCAAACATAGAGTCCGTAGATTGTTTCTTCTATTGCCTGTGATTTAATTTTGTTCATTTGTCTATTGTACCATTTTCTCTTGCTTAACTAGGAATATGTGCCTTGATTTGGACAAATCAGGATGTTGAGAGCACTACCTTGTCCACATAGAATGTCTTAAAGCCTAGGTCGTCGGGCTGAATGTGGTCTGATGGTGCAGTTATTAAATCCTTATAGAAATAAGAATAATAGTTATTCTCTACTAGTGTTTGATCTTTGTATAGTGCTATGTTTGAGTATATAATGCTTTTGCTAGCCTCGCCAATTGTTATGGTATTCGTGTCTACTGGATTAGTTAGATATACTACAAGGTGGTACCATACGCCTGGTATAACTGTAGGCATTGCTGTTACATACTCTCCATTGACATAGCATTCCTCTATGTTTGTAAATACATTTGGTGTGCCGTTTGCTGAAAGCCCAACTGCATCAGATAGCAAGACCGATCTTGAAGAAGATGTGGCCTTAAACATCATCTCAACAACTGAGACGCCGTCTTGATTGTCTATAACTAGTGGATCTGATGGCAGGACACCTACACCAGAAGAGTTGCTTAAAATGCTTGTAGTACCATACCCACATCTATATGTCGCAGTAGAAGATACTGGCTCCTGAGATCTTCTTGTATAGAAATTGGTTGATTCAAATACTCTGAATGATAATGAGTCTATTCTTGAACTACTATCAGGAGATAACTCAAGCTTAAAGTATACTTGACCTCCAGAAAAATTTGGAATAGAAGAATGATTATTTAGACTAGTATAAGTATCTCCATCAAAACTATATGAGGCAGTAATTCCGTACCCATCATAGTCTATCTGATTATGGCTAGTTGAGTCTATAATTGGAAAATTTATAATATCGACAAACTCTGGTACGGTAGTTCCGTCCGAGTCTGAATATAAAATATTATTTTTTAATGTCATATAAGACATAGAATATGCTTCTGAAAAAGCTTTGTCTTGAGGATATGAATATTTAAAAATAATCTCTTTTTCGTTGTGGTCTAGTGGATTAGCATATGATGCGTTTGCCCCAAAAACAATCTGGTCAAATGTGTGTGGAGATCCATATCCATTTGAAGACAAAAGTATTTCGTCTTCTGAAAGATACTTATTATCTATGGATATATCATCAATAAAGAAGTTTCCAGACGTGTTTCCGCCAAATGTTATTTCGGTCTGACCAGATACATCAGAGATGAACTTAAAGTCTGTTGGTAGGCCCGCTGTGGCCTTTAAAAGGCCATTTGAATTAATACCTATGGATCCACGCCTGTATGAACAAACCAAATGGTATGCCTTATCTACGGATGGAAGTGGGTAAGATACAGCGTAGTGTGTATTTTCATCTACATAAGCAACGCTAAACCTAACAACGCCATCAATATATTCTAATAAACATTTGTCTCCGTCCATAGAGAATATTGTGTATGAACCAGAAGATACAGGACTAAAAATCATAGAGATTGAGAATTCATTCTCAATCTGATGGGTTAAGCCAATCTTATTTGTTGTTACCTTTATATTTTTTGCTGCTGGGATGTAACAAGAGGAGATGCCAGTTTTTGGTGTAGACGAAAAATACTTAGAGCTAAATGGCATATATCTGCCAGAAACATTATGTGTTACAGAGTGTCCAAATGGTGATACGTCGGTTATGGCTGAAGTATTTGCATTATACTGTAGGTCTACTATCTTCAATTTTAACCCTCTGCAGTTCCTGGAAATCTATACTTATTTACCAAATACTTTTGAGATCCAGATGTTACTGGCATAACCTTATATGCGTTTATATATGATGACGGATAAATCAAGATGTCTCCTGGAGAAACCTGAGAAATAACATCTCTGTGTACAAAATTAAACTCTCCGCCAGAGAAAGAGCTGTTTAAAAATACTTTAACAGTATATACGGACTGCTCTTCTTTTACATCATCAACAGTTAATGCAGACTCAGTAGCAGACTCATTGTTTACCATCTTCCACCCTCGTCCAACTCTTGGTAGCTTATGCTTGATGACATATTCATCAATGGCTGGCTGGATGCGAGAAGACACAATGTCTTCAAATTCTTGACTAGACAAATCCATCTCAGGGTCTATGTCTAATGGATCAATCTTGTATATTTCTATGCAGTTCATTCTTTTTCTCCTATAATGGTATCCATTTATTTGGATACTGTCCGTTTAACATTGAAAGTGGTGCTACGTTAAATGATATCACCAAACTATTGCTATTACCAAAAGCTACCTTATGGCCTGCCTCAAACAATAAGACGTCTCCTGGGTTTACATCAATCTCGGTTTCTGAGACCCAGAGTTTAGTGTTTGGCTGGGAATCAACTATAATTAAACCATTAAAGGCTGGAATTCTTAGACCGCCGCCATCATACCAATGATCATTATCCAATGTCATAAAATCAGAAGACATATAGTATGAAGATTTTGAATAGTTTATATCAAACTTCCAACACATATCTTTTACAAGGTCTCTAACTATAATGAAGGCATCGTGAACGTCTGGGTAGTAAAGTCCAAGGAAGTTGCTAAACCTACTGTCATATGGCTTAACAGACTCAACAAAGTCTGCCTTTATCCCAGAATTAAATATTAATACGTGCTCAACATCTGATGATACATTTTCTATTATATCTTTATATAAAGATACATTGACTTTTGATCTTATTATTTCAGGATTGCTAGACCTTCTAATTAGTATATCAGTCTCATTATTTAGCATAAAGTTTCTTTCGTATAATCGGCTTAGCAGATTCTGATAGCAAACACCATGGGTGGTCTGGCTCTACATAGTGTAATAAAACTATTCCAACCCTGTTTGTATCTGGGCTTGGAAATTCTGGCTTCCAGTGTTTTTGCTCATTTGCATAAAAACAAACTGCCTCATTTGGTCCAAAATAGTAGCTCTCGCCTTCTATAATAAGTGGCCAAGTTTCTTTCTCATAAAGACATAGATCTATTGTGTAGGTACAGGGTCCAATATCAAAATGCTCATCTAGCATTGCTTGCTGTCCAGAATATTCAGAAAATACTGCATATGTTGGAACTAGGGCCTTAGAGCCAAAAAGAACCTTTGCTTTTTCATGAAGTCTTTCTAGGGCATCCTTTAAGTATGACTCTTCATAAGAATCTATTCTTTTGCTGCCATAATAATCATAACTAGCATCGTTTAAAAACGGATGTGAAATAAAATGATTCTTTAGATCATTAAAGTACTGCCTATCAAAGACTTCTTTTTCAACAAATGCTTTGGGCATAACTACCTCAAGAATGAGGCTACTGAGAACTTAATTCCTTCTGTAATCTCATGAACCTTGTGTAGATATTCGTAGTCTGAAGGAAAAACAATGAGCTGGTTTGCTTTTGGCTTTACCTTTAATCCGTGATTAACAAAATCTATCTCTCCGCCAACATAGTCGTCATTTGGATAAAAAACTAAAGATATTCTTCTTGTAAGCCCTTGACCTAAGTCGTTATGCTCCTGGAAAAAATCTGTTTCGTCATATTTAAGAAACTCTAAGCTTTCTATCCAGTAGTAGGAAGCATTAAATGTATCACAGTAGTCTCTTAGCATTGGTATCATAGCAACAGCTAGCTTAGTTCTTAGAGAAATCATATTTGAAACCTCTCTGCCATCTTGAGTTATATTTGCATTTTTTGACTTTCTTGATGTTTCACGAAGCTTTGCTTCTCCACCCATACCAACCATTGAGTTAAGCCAGGTTATATTTTCTGAAGATTTTAATGCTTGAATAAGATCCTCATTTTGATTAAATACATTGCTGTATACAACTATTCCAGAACCTAAGTGTTCTTTATCCATTTTTTCCTCCTAGTCTTTGATTATACCATATATAGGGAAAGGCGGGTTCTCTTGGTGGCTCTTTTTCCCAGCCTTTATGGTTAAACATTCTTCCATTATTTGGAAACCATTTCTTTTGACCCCCAAGCTTCATTGCTTTTACATATATCTTTTCTATAGCTAAAGCCCTATCATCTGTTCCATCAAGGACTAGGCCGTTGTACGAATAGAGTATTGATCTCATCATACTTCCAGCCCATTTCCAATATCCTCTTCTTCTGTAAATAGGATTTGTATAAATTCTATCTGATAGCACAACATTTTTCCCTGTAGTTGCATATGTGTCTCCACCTTTATTTAATGTCATATACATATCTGGATAGTCATTTAATATGTGCCTAGAGAATATAATTGTTCCTGTAGGATATTTATCATTTTTATATATTGAAATTACACCCGCAAGCTTTGGATGATCTTCAAAGAATGTTACTTGGATCCAAGATTTATCTAGTTCTGAGGGGTATTGAGAATAAGACGGTGTTGGAACACCATCTGTCTCTAAATGGGAAACTGTTGTAGGCATTGTTAAACACTATGCGAATCGTGTGTAAGCATATTCTCTGTAAAGAATATATCGTATGGCTCACAGTTGATAGAAATAATTTCATGGTCAACCTGAACCTTTTCTAATGTTGTAATTTCAACCCAATCGTTATCCTGATATGAATAAATTAAATCAGAAGACTCAATATCTAGGGACTTTACAAACTGTGCGTCTCCATTTCTTTTTGCAAGGATGTAGTGGCTGTCTGAGAATAAATCATTATTAATGACTACTGCATAAGATGACATCTTTCTCGATATTCCATCAATTACTGTATTTACAATATTTATTTCTGGAGTAGAGTCTTTCCATGCAAGTGCAAGGTCCGTTGCATTAAACCCTTCACTTGGGAATGTATTTATATCAGCGGAAATTAGAGTATCACCAACTCTTAAGTCTTTTGCTGCTACTAAGCCATCTGGAGTTCTTACAAGTGTATTGATACCAACTGACTTTCCTGTGGCTGGTGAAACTCCGATAGGGAAATCAATTGGTGGAATATCAATTGGGTATACATAAATGGGTCCAACAGGTGGCACATCTGGTGAAATAGGAACTATTGGTGGATCTACTGGAGCCACTGGTGGAGCTGGAATAACTCCAATTGGTGGATCTACTGGAGCCACTGGTGGAGTAGGTGGTGCTGGAGACACTGCAACTGGTGGAACTGGTGCTACATATACATATGTGTAATAATTATATGTAACTGTTGATCCAGAAACCACTGTTGAACCAGCGGCTGGAGATTGAGAAGAAACCTTGTTTCCTAGGGTTGAGTTTGAAGTATCTACTGATGATCCAACTGCATAATTTAAGCCAAGTGCGGATATCTGTGACTGAGCCTCTGAAACAGTTAAGCCAGAAAGATTAGGAACTACAACACCGCTGTAAGCATATGTTTTAAGTTGAATTACCTGAGTAAATGATGTTGTTTGTCCTCCAGGAGGGAACTGCTCTTTAACAACACCATTCTTAGTTTGATACTCTACTGTATTAGATGTATCAAGCACCCTCTGAATATTAGAAAATCCTGCAACAGACATTTGTTGTAGGGCCAAATCATAAGTTAAACCTAAAACGCTAGGAAGTGAACCAATTGTGGCTGCCACATAGTTTCCAAGAGACAGGCTTACCACTGCTATATTTCTGGCTAAGACAGTGCCATATGGTGAAGACTGATAAAAAATTTTATTTGCATATGCTGCTTGTGGTGTATCAATTCTTGTAATAACAAACAATATCTGTTGCTCTTGAAGCAATGCTGTAGCCTCTGCTTCAGTTTTACCTATTAAATCTGGCATTATAGAACTACTTCTAGAGTTAACCTGAATTTTTATTTTTCCGTTTTCACGTCTCAAGGTTTCTGCTGGAGGGTATTGCCCTAAGATAACTCCATCTACACGAGTATCGTCAATTAGATAATCTATGTCGTATCTAAATCCAGAATCAATAATTTTAACTTTTGCTTGTTCTAATGTTAATCCAGATATATCTGGGGCAGCAAGCTTTAATGGTGGCTCTGAAGTACTAGAGACACCTAAATTTTTTCTTGGGGGTATAGACTGTACGCCACTCATTTATCTTCTACGCCCGATACAGTAATGTTGACGGCGCCTGATATTGCAGTTCTGCCGTAAAGTCTATCTCCAGTGTTCATAACCTGAGTCATGTCAGCAATAACTGTGGAGTTAGCTTCAATTTCAACATCCTGAAGAAGGGCGTTTGAAGATGATGGTTGTTGTGTAGAAGTTGTTAGGTGAAGTCTAACTGTAGTATCTGACCCAGTAATATTTGATAAAACTATTTGCTTGACAATTGTTGCTGAAGTTGCAGCATAAAGAGACTGATAGCTATCTACCAGATTATATGGGCCAACCAATCTTGCTGGTACATATGCCATTTACTACTCCTAACTTAAGATACGCCCCACTTGATTGCAAGGGAGCCTTCCGCATTATCAATTTCCGCCTGGGTCAGTACTCTATTGAATATAGCAACCTCTCCCAATTGAATATTACCGTACTGTGTAAGATATCTTCCAAGCGCTTGACCAATCATACCAGAAAGTGATCCAGTACCTGCTGATTCAAGCTCTTGAACTTTATTTCTTCTAACGATTTTACCGTTAGTTAAAGAATCAAATGTAAATGTTATAAGTTCTGGTGTTCCTGCAGCCACATTTGGAATAAGTGCGTTTGCATCATCATTTTGAAATCTTATACCGAAGTTGGTAGCTGAGTTAAATCCAGCTGAAAAGTTTTGTCTTGTAATTGATCCAGTTCCACCAAATATCGGCTTGTTAACTGGAGTATCTGGTCTATCAAATACCAAGAACATTGTTATATCTGCTGTATTAAGAAATGACATTGTTCCATCACCAATAAGCATAAAGTCATTTGAACCATCAAATACAACTGCTGGTTTTCCGCCGATTTGTCTTAGTGAGTATATTGGCTGGTTTACTTGTGTTGTTTGAACAGCATGTCTATTAAATCCTGAGCGATCTTTCCATTGAGAAACTCTTCCGACTGAGTCTTTTACAATTGTAAGTGGAGCATCTGCATCATAGTGAAGCTGAAGACCAGTAGATATTGGAAACGGTCTACGGGCGTCTGTCTTAAATGTTAGTAGGTTATTAGGGAACACTTACTTTCCCTCATTTGGGTCCTTGGGCCATGCTACATCTGCTGGAGACTTAGCTGATGTGATGTCTCTTAGGGCCGCTCTATATTCTGCGTATGCTTTTGTCTTAGCTGCATCAAGTGTGTCTGGGAGTTGTGTCCAGTCTGTTGATGTAAGCAATTGGTCTCTCTTTGTCTTAATTCTTGTCCATGCATCTTCATCTGAAAGCTTCTTAACTTCTACTCCTACGACTTTCCCACCCTTTGTAACTTTAGGTGTATCTAGGAAAACAAGTTCTTCAGTATCTTTGTTATATTTAGCAGTCATTTCAACTGCTGTAAGATTATTTTCTTTGCAGAACTCCTGGTCTGGACCAGTCGCTGGGAAAGAGATGCTAGGGAATAGCTCAGTTAGAGTTCCACTTGAAACTACCTTTTGATTTTCTACTATTGCGTACACTTTTTCTCCTTATGCGTTTATGTCTGCGAAAGCTAATCCGCCGTAAATTGTTGTTCCGTTATCTGGTGTAAAGAAGTTTAGAACTGTTGTATTTGCTGAAAGCGACGGAGCACTTGCAGAAGAGTCCCACTTGACTGCTGCTGGCCAAGTTACTGTGAAGAGTGATCCACCCTTGATTTCTACCTGCCAGACCATAACTCCACCAAGAGAAGCTGCTAGACCTGTGAATGAAACTGTTGTATTACCAGTGAGAACTGCCTTATGTACTGCTGCTTCATCTACTGTAACAGCCCATGCTGTTGATACGTTTCCATAGTTCTTTCTACGAACAGAAACATTGAAGTAGTCGTAGCCATTGCCATTAACTGGCGCTTGTACGTAGGTATACGACCAGAGTGCTGGTGTTACCTGTTGTGGTGATGATGTTATACCCATCTTAATTATCTCCTGGTGTTGGTTTTACTGGTCCTGCTGGAAATTCTGGAGTACTTGTTGGAACTTGCTCTGCCAAAACTTCTGGATTACCTGCTGGTGATTCTAAACTAGATCTCCAGTGGTTATCTTCCCACTTCCAATCCTCTTTTGTGCTTGGCATTGGAGGAACAAGTCTTCCTGCTTCTTCTAGCCAAAACCATCCTAGTGATGGAGGTGAGTACTGATAAATTGGATCTGTCGAGCAGTCCAACTCATCTAATTTTACCATATAATTGTCTTCAACAACTTTGGCTGATAGTACAATTCTATTCTCGTCTAAGGTGACTATAGATTTCATGTTAATGCATACCTCACAATCACGATACCTCTTCCTCCGTTTCCGCCTCTAGCACACTGGAAGAATCCAGCTGAGTCGTTTGTGTCAAATGCTACGTAGCTTCCTGATATCACGTTGTTAACGTAAATAATTGGTGCCATATAATAAGCGTCTTCATGCCAAGCATCGTTATATATACCCTGATCCCAGTTATTTGTGCTTGTATTGATAGAATATGCTGTACCCCAAGAAGATGTTCCTGTGTTATAGTCTGTATTCTTTAGTGTATAGTCAAGAAGCTGTCTATTCTTGTTATAGATAGCCCATCCAAATCTAAGTTGAGTTGCTCCAGCTGGCTGGTATGAAACAAATGACGACCATGTTGGAACATATGAGAGACCGTGAATATAAGGCATAAGATTATTTGGCTGTACTATAACCTTTCCGTTTCCTGTTGCTGTAACTCTCTGTGACCCACCCTGCCAGGACCAGTTTTCTCCGTTATAGTTAATTGAAGAACCTGCTGCCCAACCAGACTGAGTGTGGTTTTGAGCTGTAGCTGTTGTTAATGTGGAAACTAAATCATTGATTGATCTCCAACCACGATAATCTGTATTTCCGTAAGACATATAGAATGGCTCTGTTAAACTTGGTGACCAGTTTGTATCTCTAATGTGATATTGTGAACCCTGAGAAAGAACATTTGCTCCTCCACCACCTGAACCAGTTCCTGGAATACCCCACAAACCATCTCTGTACCAAAGTGAGTCTAGGTCATACTCTGCTCCAGATATTAGGTTAAAACCTCTACCTGTTCTATTTCTAAATCCTGCGTCTCCGCCACCATCTGAACCTCTTCCAAAAGAAGAGTAGTTAATATCGTATGAGTAGCCTTGAGCTCCGCCACCGCCGCCGCCTGCAATGCCATCTACACCCATTCCACCATTTGGTGAACCAGCAAATGATCTATCTGTTCCGCCGTAGTACTGTCCAGAACCACCAGCATTTACTCTTGAATTCTTTCTTTTTAATGGTTGATTAGCTGGAAAGTTTCTAACCCAGTCGTTTGCACCATTAATTTGAGCAACCTGTCCTACTGAACCTGCTCCGCCACCGCCGCCTGCGTGAATAACTCTATCATCAACACCTTCTTTCCAGGTGCAGCCGCCAGTTGAGCCATGCGTTCTTATTGGGTTTGATGCCTGACCCCAACCGCCTTCTCCACCATCTGATACAAGAAAGCTACCAAATGATGAGGGGCTTCCTGCCGATCCAGATTGACGGTCATAGACGCCACCAGCGCCTCCATTACCAATTGTGACTGTTACGTTAGCGTTTACTGCAAAAGTGCCTGTGCGCCACTCTCCAGCCCCTCCTCCGCCACCTGCTTGGCCATAGCGAGATGCGCCTCCGCCTCCGCCTCCACCTACGACGATAACTTCAACTCTATTGACATTATCTGGTTTTACCCATGTGCCGCTTGAGATGAAGCGCTCTTCCATTATCTGTGTTGGCTTAATACCTGAAACTGCTAATGCTAATTCAGATTGTAAGCCTCCAAGATAAACTTGTGTAGTAGTTGATGATGTAGGCATTCTTAGTTATCCTCTAGTGCGTCTCCTGGAAGCCCTGGCTCAGTACCTGGCCCAGGGATTTCAATTCTTTCTGTATTTTCTTCTTCTGGTTCTGGTGATACAAGGTCTGATACCCACTGTAGTGAATTTGTAATTGACCATGTCTCTGTGTCTGAGTCTTGTGGACGAGGTGATACAAAAGCTCCAACCTCATCATTCCATTGCCAACCTTGGCTTGGAGCACAATACTGATATCTGTCATCTACCGTAGTATCAAACTCATCCTCTGAAGTTGCCCAATCATCTGGAGCAGAAAATGCATTTAATACAATTTTATGTGTTTCATCTAATTTAAGAATTACCTTTGACATTATTTCACCGCATATCGTACAATTACGATACCCTTTCCACCATCTCCACCACGTCCAGAATTATAATATCTTCCAGAATCTGAAGTGTCGCAAGCATAATAGCTGCCTGCAATAACGTTGTTTACATAAATAATTGGAGCCATAAAGAATGCATCTGGATGATAGAAATTATTTGTTATGGCAAACGTATTATAGTCGTTTGTGCTTCCATTATAACCATAACTTGAAGTCCATCCAGTTCCAGTAGAATACTGAGTTGCTTTTAATGTGTAGCCAAGCAATTGGCGGTCTCTGTTATAAATTGCCCAACCAAACTGTGTTGTTGTTGATCCGCCTGGCTGATAGGATGCAAAAGTTCCAACGCTTGGAACATAGTGCAATCCGTATACATATGGCATTAATGAGTTAGGCTGCATAACAGCTTTACCTGAAGTAGAAGCTGTCATTCTTTGTGATCCAGCTTGCCAGGACCAGTTCTCGCCGTTGTAGCTAACTGCTGTTCCAGTTGCATATCCTGTTTCTCCAGGAAGTGATGCTACTAAATCTGTGATTGATCTCCAACCACGATAATCTGTATTTCCGTATTCCATTCTAAATGGATTTACTAGTGGATCTGCCCACTCAGATCTTGTCATGTGGTAGTTGCTGCTTTGTGGTAGCATATTTGCTCCCCCTCCACCTGATCCAGTACCTGGAATAGCTGGAAGACCATCATGCATCCAAAGTTGATCTAAGTCATAATATGTGTTGTTTGTTAGGTTCCATGCTTTACCACGAAGTCTTGCAAAACCAGAGTCTCCTCCGCCTGAGTGACCTAAACGATATCCTGCATATGAGTTTGAATCATAGGAATATGTTTGTCCTCCACCTGCTCCGCCACCTGCAATGCCGTCAATACCCTCTCCACCCATTCCTGAGTCAAATGTAGGTGAGTAAGAAGATGAGTTATCGTTGTATGCACCGAATCCACCTGTGTTTACCCAAGAGTTTCTTCTCTTGTAAACAGAGTGTGCGCTCCAAGAAGTGTATCTTGGGTGTGGTCCATGGTCTCCAGACTTTCCTGGTGATCCTGCTCCGCCACCGCCACCTGCTTGATGGTTATAGTTATTTACTCCATCCCAGGTTGCTCCACCTGTAGAGCCATAAGTTCTAATAGGACCAACGTTTGATCCTCCCATTCCGCCTTGTCCGCCATCTGCAACAAGAAGCGTTCCAAATGATGATTGGTTTCCTGGGTTTCCTGGGTTTCTGTCGTATAGGCCACCAGTTCCACCTGTTCCAACTGTAATATTTACACCTGATGAAACAGCAAAAGTTGCTCTGCGGTACTCTCCAGCACCGCCTCCACCGCCAACGTTTCCATAGCGAGATGCTCCGCCACCGCCACCTCCACCAACAACAATAACCTCTACTCTGTTAACTCCATCTGGTTTTGTCCAGACACCGCTATCGTAGAATCTTTCTTCCACCATCTGTTGTGGCGTGATATTTGCAATACCATCATTAATCTGGTCTGTTAGTCCAGGAATATAAATCTGGTTAGTTGTTGATGACGTTGGCACTTTGACTCCTATTTTCTATTAAGAATTTGTAATTCTTACACCAGAAATAAAGCATGTAACTGCTGAATTTGCTGATGCCTGTACTTTAATTGTATCTGCTGCATTTAGTGTTTGCTTGAAGTCAAGGACAACAAGTGATCTTGGAGCAATGTCCAAGTCCTTCGCAAAAAGCACATCTGCTAGCTTTACTGTTGCCTTCTGTGCAACATCTGTAAGATTGTCAAATGTAATGCATGTGACTACATCTGTTGTCGCTGATGGAACTGTTGCAACCAGGGCTTCCTGAGTTGTTAGTTCTCCAGCAAAATATCTGTTTGGTAAGCTTACTACGGCCATATTAAATCACTCCCATTTCTGAATAAATTCTGAATGTATCAATTGTGCTTTGGAGATTAGCGCTTGCTGTTGCAGCTGATGTTGCAACGGCAGCGATCTGAACGCTACCAGCGTTTCCAATTTGTGTTACTGCACCTGAAGATGCATTCTGAATTTCATTTACTTTTTCTGCTGTAACAGCTAGAACATCATTGACACCAAGGAGATTACCCATTGACTCAATTGCTTTGGCAAGGAACACGAGGTCCTGTGCATTTAGTGTTGAACCAGATAGAGCTGAGACCTTAGTCTTAAAGAGCTCAATCTGTGTATTTAAGCTATCATATGCCATTGTGGTAATTTCCTCCGAATAAATTAATTATACCATTAAAGGTTTTCATTGAGCAGGCCACCAGCGAGAATGGCTAATTTGATTTACAGCCTCTTCTGAGTCAGCTTGACTAATAAGCAATTCTACTGCATTGCTTGCCTGTCTGATATCTTCCTTTATTGCATAAATCTCGTTGACTGTAGAAGTTCCATTTAGGAGATCTCTCTCAAGGGCTCTATCTACCTTCCATTGAAGCTCTTGGATATATCCTGCCGCCGCTTCCTTGACCTTCTTAATCTTTTCCTTTTTAAGTCTTTCGATGCTATCCAAGACTATGGACGCATTGTATGCCTCCATAATATCTTCATCATCAATACCTGGGAAGGCATCTACAACCGTTCCATCATCATCTAGCTTCCATCTAAATGGAGTAGAATCTGGGTCTGGGCTTGCATGTGTTCCAAATGGGGATGTGCCTACGCACACACCTGAATCATTAAATTGTAATAGTTCCATTATCTGTTACCTACCGAATATCTATCATAGTTTGGCCACATCATTGGTGTTGTATAGTGTGTTGAGTGATATGGCGTATTGAACATATAGTTCTTTCCAGCCCAGTATGGGTCAGAAGTTGCATTTCTTACTTTAGCATTAGATGTATTTCTTCCAGCATATCTCCACTCATCTTCAAAGTTAGATACATGCAAGTACATACCTGGTCCGTTGTCGTTGTTTCCGTCTTCTGCGGCAACTATAAACAAATCTTTTTGAATTGGTACTACTGGACGGCACCATGATGAGTTATGCCAGTAATAGTCATATACACATCTTCCAGTTAAAACATCGATCATTACACCGTAGAATCCTGAGTGATAATAGTATGCTTGTGACTGAATTCTAATCTTTGTTCCATCGTTTGAAACAATCCAGTGCATTCCGCCCTGGTTTCTGTCATCTCCCCATCCATACATGGTAGTCCATGATCTTTGATGAAGGTTTGTATTTGTTGAAATTGTTGTTCCGTCAAATGTCCAATATGAGATTGTGTATCCCCAGTCACGAATTGCCTGTGTATAGTAAATTGTTCCATCATCACATATAACTGGAACACCTCTTAAGTTATCTTCGTTACCATTGTTTGTTGGCTTATAGTGATATGATGTTGTTCTTACTACGTTTCCAGCCTCTGACAATCTGGTTGTAATTAAAGCTTTGTATGCTTCTGCATCTTGAATGTATGTATCTGGATTTGGCATATTTTTAATAATAATTGGTCTATGGTTATATCCAGACCTTTCCATTATTACTAGCCACTTGTTCTTAATGTTATATGAGATTCCGCCAATTACTGCATCGTGTGATGCTGCAAACAGTCCCGTGGGGAATGTAGTCCATGCTTTAGTCTGATATGTTGTATTATTATATCTAATCTGAGTTAGGTCTACAAGGTTCTTTGTACCAATACCAAAACGTGTCTGATCATTTACAAATGCTGACTTGTGAGTCAATGTCGCACCAACCTGATTTCCATGCATTGATGGTGTTGCATGTGTATTATCACCAGAACCTGTGATGGATCCAGAACCAATTGTTCCGACTGGTCTAAAGTATGTGTGTCCTAAATCTGTATTCATGGATGTTGAAGCATTCCATGTTGTATTTCCGTTAGATGATGGTGCCCATCCGCTATACCCTCTATAACCTCCGCCAAACTCATCACCAGAATATGAATCCCATCGGTTAGTTGTATATGATTCTGGAGACTGGTCCATCTTACCCATTACATCCATGTAATGGTTAAAAATAAGAGCACCTGCTCCTGGCCATGTCTGGTTATTTCTGACAAAGAACGCTGGCTGTAGATATGGATCTTGCTGCCATGCTGGAGCTGAAGATGCTTCTGATACAACCCCCTGAATTGTTTTTAGTACGTTATTTAATGATGTTGGCATTATGATATTCTCCATCCGTAAGCTTCATTCGAATATGTTAGTTGAATACTAGCATAGTCTACGTCAAAATTCATTATTCCTGCAACACCCATAATAAGCTTATTGCCTGGATCAATCTTAACCTTATCACCTGTTCCAAGATTTGGAAGTCCAGAGATATCTGTAAGAATAACAAAGTCTCCAAGTGCTGGGCCAGTAGGCAAAACAATTGTTTGTCCTTGTACTGGATCTGGCTGTAGGAAAAGCTGTTCTCTATTTTGAACATTATAAGTAATGTCTGACATCACCTTATATACCGCAGGAATAGAAGCTGTTGTTGATTGAAGTGTTGATATATCTGAAAGAACATCTTGAAGATTTTGCTGATTAGTATTAATATAGTTATCAACATTTGGTCTCCATGACTCAAGTGCTGTGAGTGATGAATCGTGTTCTAGAATCATTGCACCAGCTGAAGTACCGTTTATTCTAGCAATCTCATCATCTGCTGCATCAGTAATTCTTGCAATTTCTGAAGTAGATGCGTCAATAATATCATTTACACCCATGCCTTCGCCAAGTGCCTTTAGCGCTGAAGCTAAAAGAACAAGTTCATTAGCATCGAGTGTAGTTGCAGATAAGGCATCTACCTTATCCTTAAACAGCTCGACTTGAGCGGCAAGCGTTGTGTAATCTGGCATTTATACTCCTTTTATGCCTGAGCTTCAGTCCATGAGATTCTGCAAAGTACGTTTGCAGCTGTTGAACCAATGTTTGTTGCTTGGATTGTAAGAATATCTGGACCATTAGGGAATCCTGGGTTAGTATTGCTTCCATTTCCATTCAAGATTGAGTTACCAAGGTCTCGTACCTTTGTAAGATCTTGTGTAGAGACTGAGTAGTTGTTACCACCAGAGTTTTCTGTGTAGAATGCGAACACACGGTCTCCGCCGTTAATAGTATTTGTAGGAGAAGTAACTGGAGTTCCATCTCCACGAGTTCCTGTATTATCGTGGTAAAGAACCTGTGCAAGGGAACCAGAACCAACTCTTACGTTCTCCCATGCTGAAGGAATTGCAGCACCGTTTAGTGTTGCAGGATTTAGAATTCCTTCAATCAAGAACTGGCCCTGTGAAAGTACACCAATTGAGTCAAGCTTAAGCTGCATTCGGTTTGCAATTTCACGAACACCAAAGTTTCTTCCTAGACCGTTATCTGCAGAAGGTGCAATTCTAATCGATACTAGAGGACGTGGTGTAGGTGTTGCTCCGAATGACTGTGTTGCTGAACCAACACCGCTTGTTACGGCTGTAAATGCAATATCCTGAACGTTTACCTTATTGTATGTGAATGTTGTACCAGATACAGATGTGATTGTATATGTTCCATTAAGATTAAGTGTACCTACTGCCTTTCCAACTGGGTTCTGGGATGTAAATCCTTGGTTTCCACCTGGGTTTGAGTAAGATAGGTTAGTTGCTGTTCTTGCAGTAACGCTATATGTACCATTATATGCTGGGTTTAGTCCAGTTACAGTAATAACATCTCCAACTTGGAATGGGTTATTACCAGTAATATAAACTGTAGCAGTATTATTAAATCTTTGATATGCTGTCAAGAAAGCTTCTGCACCGATTCCAGAAATATTTACTGGCTGACCGTTTTGAAGTGTATGGTTACCAACTGTTGTTAATGTAACAACACCTGATGCAACCTGATATGCAGCAATGTTTGCTGTAACTGTACCAGATCCACCAACCTGTAGATATCTCTGCATACCTGCAGTAAAGATAAACGACTGGTCTTGATCATACTTTCCATCCATAATTACTGATGAACCCCAGTGGCTAAGTACTGGAGCACAGTTTTGAGAAATTGTTTGAACTGAAACTTGTGAAGTTCCTCCACCACCAGGAATTGATGCATCTGGAGCAAAGTTTACTGCTGATGATGTGCCATATAGAGCATATGGTTGACCAGAGTAGTAGAGAGGCATTGATGATCTTCTGATTACTGTTACTGGGTATCCACCAACTGTAGGATTGTATGCTCCAACGTTAGTATATCTGCAAATTTCAAAGTTTGTGTTATCTGCAATGCGTAGATATCCATTATTTGGCCATCTGCTTACATCGTCAACATATATTAATGATTCGTTTGGAGTTAATACTGAACCCTTGACTGCTGTACCACCAGAGATAAGTCTTGCTGAGTGGTTTGGCTCATTAATTGATTCGTAACGTGCTGGAAGGTTACCAGAACGCATGTAAGCTGCAGTATTTACGTTGTTATTTGGAAGTGAGTGACACCAGATAATTTCTCCGTTAATTCCACGGAAGCCATATCTAATTGTTCCAGCACCGTACCAAGAATAGTCGATAAATGTCATCTGCATCTTAGATACATCAAGTGTGTATCCTGAAGGACCAGTTGAGTCAACTCTATCAATATTCCACTCTGTTTGAGGAACTCTTGTAGTTTGTGTCAAAAGATATCTTGCGCTAGCTGTTGACTCTCCACGATACGCTGGGGATATGTTCATTGTAGAGTCGTCTTGAATATTTAGAACTCTATAAGACTGACCACGAATAACAATCATATCTCCAACAACAAGCTGCTTTCTAAATCTTGTTCCTGTTCCAGTTACTAGGCTTGAGTACTTTGTAACGCTGATTTTACCAAAAAGTTCCTTAATTGATGATCTTAGACACGCATATAGCTTATCTCCATCGTACTCAATAAAGAATCCGTTCTGATCGTCAAAAAGTCCAGCTCTTGTTGCTGAGCCTTTCCACTGATATGCTGTCACAAAGGCGTTAATACCACCTGGTAGTTGATCGATTGGATTTATTGAGCTAGTAAAATTCTTTACTACTGTAAATCTTTCTGCTGTAAGAATTGAGTTAACCTCATACTCACCATTAAACGGATTGTATGCTCCAACAGTTTCAATTCCTTCAATCTTAACTATAGCACCTGGCTGTAAGTTATTTGGTTGAAGTGTTTCAATTGTAATTGTATTAGCGCCGCTTGAGGTTGAAGACGATCCAATGTAAGAAATGTCAAATGCTGGTGTGAACTTAGTTCCTGTTGAGAACTGAATCGACTTACCAGACTGGTATCTAAAGTAACGACGTGTTTGACGAATTGTTTGTGTTCCGCAAACGTTATTTCCTGTTGACATAACAACACCACCGTCAAATGGTCTGTGGTCTACATAACCTTCTGGCTTTGTGTAAAGTCCAACCTGATTTGTATTGATTGGGTTTGTAACACGATCAAATACTGTAAATTCAAATGTTCTTGTTGTTGCAACCTTAGTAATTAACCAGCTACCATTCAGTGGGCTTCCTGAAGTTGTTGAAATAAGAATTGGTGTTCCTGGATACAGTCCATGCGGCTGTGTGGTTGTAACTGTAATTGTTGATGGAGTTAGCTGATCTGATTCTGCTCTCCATGTATTAAGTGCTCCAGCAGCTCCTCCTGGAACGTGTGCATTATCAAAGATTCCTCCACCATATACGGATGTTAAAGTACCTTCAAGAACGTTTCCAGAAACAACACCCTTTGCAACATACTCAAATACTGTTGATGAGATCTGATTTACAAGGAATGTTCCTTCTGCGTTATTTTCTAAAGCTTCATTAACAGAAACTACGTCTCCGTCTGAAAGGAAGTGGTCCTGGGCGCAAGTAACTGTTACTGTAGATCTTGGAGATACTCCATTTCCTACAATTGAAACAACATCAAGTGAGTTACCACCAGTTGCACGAGCAAAAAATGTTGGATAGTTATTTTGAAGTACTAATGTTTCCCATTTAGATGGCTGTGCACCGTATTCAAAGTCGGTATCAATAAGGGACTGTGGCATTGCTACTCTAAGCTTGCCAACTGCATCTAGAAGGTTATCTGTAGGCTTAAAAGTCTCTTCCCACTCATCCATCATAATCTGCAATTCGTCTGTAGCAGACATATTTGCAGTATTGTATTCGAGTGTGATTATTGTTTTTGGAAACTGTGTATCTTTTGTTAATTCGTAGTCTGAGGCACCTAAAGATGGGTCTGAAAAGTTATAGATTACCTTTCCTGTGACAACGTTTGTAATAAGCATCAAACGTTCTCTTTGAATGATCTTAGCAACAGTGATCTTTCTGTTTACTGGATCAAATGTATAGTAGGTATCCTTTAATACTTTTCTTGCCATCTTGTGTCTCCTAAATTATAAAGCTTGTGGCATGCATTGTGCCAGTCAGCTGAGTTAAGTTTGCTAAAGTTGTATATTTTGGATAATATATGCCAAGATTTAGCAGTGTGTCAATCTCGTAAGCAGAAACTCTTCTTTCAATATCTGCAACGACTACTTCTCCAGTAGGACCTACTGGACCTTGCGGACCTGTTGGACCTGTTGGACCCTTTACATTTGTTTGTAATGTCCATGTATCGCTAGTATTATTATATATGAAAGCGTCTCCAGTGACGCTATTTATAAAAAAATCACCGTCGGCATATAAAGATGATGGTGACGGATTTGAATTACCGCTATAGATTTGAGAACCTCTAGGACCTACTGGACCCTGAACTCCCTGAACACCTTGTGGTCCTGCTGGACCTGCAACACCTTGGACACCTGCTGGCCCTGCTGGGCCTGCAACTCCCTGTGGCCCTGCTGGGCCTTGTGGACCTGTAGGTCCTGCTGGACCTTGTGGACCAGTTGGTCCTGGTCTAGATCCTGCAACGGTTACCCACTGGGTACCATCCCAACGTTTTAATGACATTAGCCCACACTCCTTATAGAATTATACCAAATATTTATACCTAATGGAAGCACTAGAATCCCATCCATGAAAGAACAACCATATTATCCTGCACTCTATCTGGAAGTAATCTATTCCATCCACCAGTTGGATTTACAACACCTGTTATATTAATTTTATTTGTCATATGTGCATGATTTTGGCAAATGTAATGTAATTCGTCAGGAGCATTGTAAGGAACATCAAATGTAATTGTTCCCGAAGATATTCCATTGTTTGTAACTCCAGTTGGATAGCCATAGTCTACACCTATTATTGGATCTGTTTTAATCCAAAATGGGTGACCTGGAGTATTAACATTAAATACATACCGCTTTCCTCTTTCAAGGTTTATTACTGGCTCACGATTATTGTTAATCACATATTCCATAGGTGATTCTGTTTTAGTAACAGTAAATGTTGTTCCAGCAACTAAATTTGGAACATCTGAAAATGCTAAATAAAACTGTTGCTCAGACTCAACAAATGCAATCATTCCGCCGTGGGTTGCTGGGTTTGGTAAAGCGGAGTATGTCGAGTAGACAGATCTATTTCCCTCAAATACGTTCTTTATAGTAAAGTTTTCTAAACCTTCTTCTGTTGTTGTATCAATCCAAAGTGTTGTGGTGTCCTCGTCTGGAGCTGATGACCCAACTGCAACAAGTTGCCCTGCAAGATCATCTAGATCTACCCAAAAGTCTCCTTCTGTTGGAGTTGATGTTGGTGGATCTTCATCTGAATATATTAGTGGGCCATTTACTTCATCTGTATCAACCCACAGTGTATTTGATCCAAAGTTTGAAGGTGCATCTGGACCTACGTGAATATATTCTGATTCTCCAACAACATCGTCTATATCTATCCAGATATCTCCAGTATTTGGAGCAGTTGTTGGTGCTGCTGCACCAAAGAACATAATTGCTGGAACTGCTGATGTATCTGTTGATACTAGATCAAATGCTGCTCCGCCGCCACCGCCGCCGCCTTCTATATTTACCCAAGCTGTTCCATTGTATGCTCTTAGCTTAAGCGTTGTTGAATCATAGTAAATTTGTCCAAGCACTGGGGCGGTAGGTGCTGAGTTTAGGCCAATAATTACGCCGTTATTAAATGTATTTTTTGCAGTCCACACATTTGTAGTTGACAAAGATAGGTTAGAGCTTACATACTCCCAACCAGGTGTAAATGTATATGCTTCCCAATAAGGTGTTCCAGGTGGGTATCCAGGATTTGGCTCTAAAATTCTTATATAGAAAGATCCATTATATGAAACTATATCTCCAGGATAATAATCTGCACCATTATTATATGCGCCCAAGTATGCTGGTGGGAAAGCATTATATATCTTTAGTGCTTTTGTTGATCCACTTCTAAACTCATCTAGGTCAAACCAAAACTCTCCATTTGCTGGAGTTGAAGGAGCGGCAGCAGACATGATAGCCTTTGATGGAGGAATTATTGCCTCAAGAACTAATTGATTATTGTCATCATCATATGCTGCCTGAATATTTGTGTGGTTGTTATGAACAAGAAGTGGGGATACAAAATCTTGAACCTGCTCTTGTGTTAACTGAGCTGTTGCTGTAAATACTATCTGATTTGTTACATCATCATATGTTGCTGTTATATTATTGTGATTTAAGTGAGTAAATAATGATGCCGCTGCATCTTGAACTTCTTCTGAAAAATTAGTTATTGAAGAGGCTGCATGTGTATGTGTTGTTGAAGCTTTTCCTGCAAGTGCTGAGGTTACTGTGGCTGCAAAATTGGCATCGTCATTTAGGGCATCTGATAGCTCACCAAGGGTATTTAAAAGGTTAGGTGCAGTTCCTACAAGATCTGCTATCTCCTGGTCTGTATAGCCCTTTGCAGCAGCTAAAGCTGCCGATTGTGCATCTTGTGCATAGCCAAATGCTGTATGCTCAACTTCAGATAAAGTCTTACCGCCAAGTTTTTCTGAGTTTAATCCAATAACAAGCTGTCCAGATGAATTTGGTCCAAGTACAAACGGTGCACCAGTATTGTTGAAAGTATGTGCTGCTGTTATGGTTCTTGGATTAGAAATATGTATATACTGAATATGATCATCATCGTTTAGCCCTACAAGATTTCCATGATCATTACTTGACACAGAAGATGCGCTTGATCCGCTAGATTTTTTAATGCTTGATACATCTTCTATAATAACCTTAGATGTACTTGTAAACCCTGTATTATACTTATAAATAACTCTATAAAGTGGAGCAAACTCAACTTCTGGAAGTCCAGATAGGTCTAGGTCTGCAAAGTTATTATTTGCAATTGCATTTCCTATGTTGTTGTCAGACCTCTGTCCCATTATTGCAATAATTGGATAAGTTATGCTATTTGTTGCTACTATATATGATGCAAAATATTTGTTGTTTGTTTCTGGTAAAAGTGACCATGTAGATCCAGAAACAGCATTTATCTGTGGTACACCATCTACTGAGTAAAATGCATAGTCTGTAATTCCAGATTTTTCCCATGAACCGTTAAGCCTGTAAAATACTGGAAGCCTTGTGTTTGGATTTAGATACTGTTCATAATATCCTGCAGGATTATCACTATGTGTAATAGAAAACTGATTATCCTCATCAAAGATAGTTCCATTTCCTATTGATAGCTTTGCTTGCGAGTCGTTTGTTCCGTCTCCGCCAAGTGTATAGTTCCCAGCATTAAATCCACCATTTACTATCTGAGTACCATTAACTCTATGAAGATAATAATGTGTTGCCCAATCCATAACAATTCCATGTCTTTCATCGGTAACTGTTAATGGTTCGAGGCTTTGTCCTAAAACAACTACTGAAACTGGAACATCATATTGAAAGTCAAATACAGTAGTGCTATACGTTAAAACATAGTTATTGTTATAGTATATATAATATATTCCTGGCTGATCTGGGAGAGTTACGGACTCTTGTGTAGTCTTTACAACCTTTTTCCCAGCAATAAATACTTCAAACTCTGAGTTACCCTCATTTGCATTTGGCCCTATAGAAAAAGTTCTAGATGGAGCGCTATATGATATTGATGTAGTGGTTCTATCTGGAAATCCAGATGGCTCTTGTGAATATTCTATAGATTCTAATTTTAAATCTAAGGTATTTGTTGCTGCATTATATGAAACATCTATTCCAGAGTGTGATCCACCAACAAACATCTGTTTTAGGTAGTCAACAGAAACTGGACCCCAATTTATACCATCAAATGTGTAGACTGTGCTGTCTGTAGAATTATAATAAAGCTCACCAGGATATGTACCATCTGGGCTTTGTTCTAAACTAGGTAGGGCAACTGTAGATAGGAACTGTTTAGCCATTTACTACTCCTATCCGTGAATTACTACTTTAAGGTCTCCTAGACCGAGATCTGCAGGTGCAGTTGCTACTCTAATTTTAGTTGTATTTGCATCAACGCTTTCAACATCGGTTTCTACAAGAGTACCGTTAGAAGCTCTAAATACTTGAACTACTGGATATGCATTATTTAAGTTATGTCCAATATCAAATTGAGTTCCTGTTGAAGCTGCTGGAATAGTTCCAATTACCTTACGAACTACTACTGTTTTATCAATAGAAACAGCATCTGTTTCAATTACTATACCAGTTCCAACATTTACAGAAAGTGTATTTCCGTTCTTATTAATACCGTCGCCATCAATTACCTGACCAGCTCCTGAGAACTGAGTAAATGTTAGTGCTGTATTGCCAATTGAGATTGGATCATCTGTAGTTAGCGTAAAACCATTATTGCCGTTTAGGTTACCAGCCTCTACAAAGAAAAATGCTCCTGCAGATACTTTACCTTGAACAAAATCTTCTGCTCTTGACCATGCTCCAGTTGTGCTAGCAACATATACGCCGTTCTGGGATCCAGTATCTTGATTCTTTACAAGAATTCTATCTCCAGTAACAATTGATACACCATCTACTGCTGTAGTTGTGTTGTCAAGTGCAATATTTACTGTTGTTGCAAGTTTTACTGAGTCTTTAACATCAAGGCCTTGCTTTAGCCCATCTACATAACCCTTAGTCACTGCATCTGTAGCAGAAGTTGGGGTTCCAGTAATAATTACCTTATTAGCTGTAATGTCGTGAGCTTCAAAGTCACCCTCTGAGTCACGGAATACTATTGTTTCTGGTGTTGAAAGATAGGTAGCATTTGAAGAAATTGTTATATCTTCTTTTTCGCCAACTCCACCAGTCTTTGAAAGACCATTTCCACTTACAGATACTGTCTGTACGAATGATCCAGTTGTATCATCACCAAGTGCTACAGAATTTGGAGCAACTGTAGCTGCAATTTCAACATTTGCGGAACCATCAAAGTTTACAGAACCAGTTACATCACCAGTAAGCTTAATCTCTCTAGCATCTTTTAACTTAGATGCTGTATCTGCATTTCCAGTAAAGGAACCAGTAAATGTAGCAGCAGAGATATTTCCTTGTACAGTTACATCATTAGGAAGAGAGAATGTTGCATCCCCAGTTGTAGCATCTTTAGTTACTGTAATCTGGTTTGTTGTGCCAAGCACATCTGGCATCTCATGTGTATGATCTGCACGAGCTACAGCAAGCGATGTACCATCTGACTCTGTAGCATTAAATCTAATTGCTGATGTTTCTCCACCAGCACCAAAATCACCAGAGGCTCTTAGCCATGTGGTGCCGTTCCAGAAGTATAGGAAGTTATCTGTTGTATTGTAGTAAAGCTGACCAACGCCTGGGTTAGATATATCTGTTGAAGCTGCAGCGTTATGGACTCTAGCATTGATAAGTTGATTTTTTGCTAGATCAATATTTACAGCAAATAGTCTTGCCATTATAACTCCTCGTTAAGACAGGTACGCTGTCCCACTAAAATTTGCACTTGCTGATAAAGTAAGTGTACTAAGATTATTATACTCTATACCAGTCTCTAATACAGCACCGCCAGAGGTCTTAACAGTAACATTTGGACGGAAGTTAAGCCCGTGGTTTATTACTACTCTATACTCTCCAGACTGATGTAAAGTCATAGAATCCCAGCTATACTCAAAAGCTACTGGTTCATTAAATGGTATTACAGTTGAGCCAATCCAGGTTCCTGTAGATGATCCATTTCCTGTAGATATCTTTGGTCCCCAAAATTTATACCCAGTAGTATCGTAGTAAAAGTCTCCAATGGCTCCAAGAGCATCATTTGGATTACCTGACCCATTTAGGATAGTTCTTCCAGATGGACCTTGTGGTCCAGTTGTTGCTATTTGAATTACAGTAGTATTTTCATCAACCTGAACTGTCTGATTGATTTCTGTTACTATAATTGTTTCAGCCATTAAACTGTTACCGCCCTATTTGGAGTAATTACTCCCTCAAGGATTCTGGTTTTTGTGCCAGAAGGTGAGGTTATAAGAATATCGTAGAATGTCTTTGGGAATATTAACTTGTTTGTTCTCTCTGGGCTTATAGTAACTGATATAGTTCCATTTGAACCACCAACTACTATGCCATCTGTGTGAGTAAGTGTAAAAGCAAGTATCTTTCCGCCTTGAGAATCTCTAGCCTGCATTTTTGCAGAGTATCCAGTTACATCAATTGGCTGGTCATTACCATCTTTCCATACTATGGAAAAGGTAAAAGTAGAGCCTTGATCTACATTAAAATTCTTAGTGATAAAAGACATGAAATCTCCTGGTGATATAACTTAATTTTATCACACAAGCGGTCTTAACTAATATCAACCACTTCACAGCCTGCATCTGCAGAGCATGCTAGATTTTGAGTTCCAGAAGTAGTGTCTTCTGTCTCATACATGCTAAGAAGAGACCACATAATTTGCTCTGGCATCTTTGCCACTGCAGCAAGGTATTCTTCTTCCGTTGCATCCTGATATGGGGCCTGCTTATATGTATGATCTGAATAAGGCAAGAATGAGATTCCAGAAACTTCGTCAAAGTGCTCCCAAACCCAAGCTCCTACTTCCATCCACTCTTCTTCACGAACAGAAACGGTAATAGAAGGCTTATGCTCACACCATGCTCTTTGATATGTAAGCCAAATATTAAGGTGCTCAATTGCAGTTAGGTCATTTCTAAGAACTGCTCCCTTTGGTGCCTTAATTGGAAATGAGAATACCTTTGTTTGTGTAGGATTCATAAAATCATCTTCTGCTGGAACTCCAGCTTCGATAAGAAATTGAGTAAGTGGATCTTTCTTGTCTCCACGAACCGTACGAATATAATAATCGTTGTGCCATGGATGCATTCCAGAAGATACTCCAGTAAGCTGTGAGACGGTACCAGAAGGCTTAACACAGGTAACTGCAGCAGATGGGTTAATACCAATCTTTCCAGCTTCATCTACGTTTGTAGATACTGCAAGTTCACGAAGAGTGTTTAGAATGTCTGAAAGCTTATCCATACCCTTCTTGCCAGACATTAGTTCATTGCCAAATTGTCCAGTGATAGAAACACCAAGCAGTCTTTCTTCTTCTGTGTTTTCTTTCCATATTTTTCTTAGGTACTTAAAGTTAGTAAGTGTTGACTGCCATGTTCCAAGAATAGTAGCAAGCTCTACCTTACGTGCAAGTGTCTTTTCCGTATCTTCTTCTCTGACAATGATTTCGGATAGGTTGCAGAACTGATAAGGACGCAAAATAATTTCTGAGCAAGGATTTGTTCCATAACGAATTGACTCATCACGACGACCATACTTTGCAGCCTGCTTCTGTGCAGCCTTGATATTATAAATTCCACGCTCTCCAGACTTTGAGTCATAAAGATTCTTCCACTCTGCAATGAAGTCTGACATCGAAGGACGATCAGCATATGCTACTGAATTATTTGCAAGTGCACGATGTCCTGTTGCTTCCCACCATGCTCCAGCTTTTGCTTTAGCCATATCGTTATCACGAAGATCAGAAAGTGAGATAAGTGCAGAACGACGAACTCCACCTACTACAACAACCTCTCCAACCTTACACATAATGTCATGTGCTTCAATAGGACGAAGCTTTCTTCCAGCTGCATGCTTTACTGTTGTAACGCAGAACTCAAAAAGATTTACCAATGGCTCTGGACCTGATGCACGACCACCAAATGTCTTAAGACGTGCTCCTGCTGGTCTTACTTGAGAAACATCCCATGTAGGAATTTGTCCCTGCCATAGAAGTGCAAGCAACTCACGAAGTGCTTTTGCCCAACCAGCTTTTGAATCTTCAACAACAATAACTGTACTAGACTTTTCAAAATGCTCATTAACAATTGGAAGCTTATCAACATAAACTGATTCGACAGAGAATCCAACACCAGTACCGCACATCAAAATGTACATTGCTTCGTCAAAAGAACGAAGTGAATCGACTGGCAAGAAAGAGCAGTTGTATCCAGCAACATTATCTCTATCCAAAGCGGAACCAGCAGTCATAACAGAACGCATTGATGGCATAATGTCACGATTAAAAATTGCGTCTCTAATTTCTAAGGTAAGTGATGCCGATGGCTCATAGCTATGATTCTCTTTTAGATGCTTTGTCATGTATGACACAAAGCGATCTACTGTTTCTCCCCATGTCTCACGACGATTGTCTTCTGGAAGCCATCTCGCATATCTTGACAAAGCGATAAAGTTCTCGTATGGATTTTGAATTGTTTCTTGCATTTTAAAAGTCTCCTCTAGGACCCACTCTAATGGGTTTGTTATGTGATATTACCAATTGTACTAAATAGATTTTAGAAAGTCTAGCTTTCAGAAAATTTTTCTTCAATTCTGCTAAAGGCATTCTTGGTCAACTGCAACCAATTGTAATCCTCATGTACAGCTTTAGCTTGATCAAAAAACTTATCTGAGTAAGTTTCATAGTCATCAGCTACCTTGATCATTTTACTCTTAAGATCTTCATAAGACGGCTCAACTACAAGTCCAGGGTGCATCATGTGCCACGGGCTGTCCACATATTGAGAATCTACGGCAAGATCGTGTAAGTAATTTTTATATGGTGCCCATTCTCCAGTACAAATTGTTGGCATGCCAGTTGCAAGTGCTTGAAGCGGAATGAAACCAAAACCTTCTCCGTAAGATGGATATAATAGAGCGTGATGAGTATGAAATAATCCCACGAGTTGACTTGTAGTAACTTCATTTGTTATAATAGATATATTATTATATATATTAGATATATCATTAATATTATATATATTATTAAATATATTATTTTTATTATATTTATTATGATTTCTAAGAGTTGATTGATTATGAGCTTTTAGTGTCAGGCGATAACTTGGATCATTTCCAAAAACTTCCATAAAGGCTTCAAGAACCATTTGTCCACCTTTTCTAGGTGCTGGTTCTCCAACATGTAGAAATCTTAAAGTATTTCCTCTAGTTCTTTTTAATGGTGTCCATATATCTTCAATACCATGATGATATACATATATAGGTTTTTCAATACCCGCCTTGATAAAAATATTTTTACACCATTCAGAAGTTGTCCAAACTTCATCACATGAATTTAATTCTTCTAACCAACCTTCTTTAAATTCTGTAGATTCCCATGGCATATAACCAATTTGATATTGATTTGACTTATGATCAAAAAACTGTGGTTGACAAAAGCTTATTTGAACTGGTGCTTTGTCATATTTATACGGAACTTTGTATCCTAGTTTCTGTAAACTTGTTACCATATGGAAACCTGCATAACCATATCCAGTATTAATAGATAAATTTCCTGGGTTTGTGTTAAAACTTATAATCATGACTTGACAGGCCTTCCGAATTAGGTTAAGATAGTATTTATGTTTACTCAAAATATGGGCGAGACCCCGATTAAGTTGGGCGGTATTTTACTAGCGCTTGTCTTAATCCCAGGTATCCCTCCAAAATCAGAGGTGGCATATGCCGCTGAAAACATTGTACAGCAAGAAGCACAGAAAAGTCAAGAAGAGATTCTTTCTGAAGCTACTACACTGAACGATGATGATCTAGTGGCAGTGTTGAAGATTGCTGGCTTTACAGGAACTAACCTCCGTGAAGCATGGGCAATTTCAAAAGCAGAATCCAATGGGCGACCATTGGCGTTTAATGGTAACGTAAAAACAGGAGATAACTCTTACGGCATTTTCCAAATCAACATGTTGGGAATCCTAGGACAGGACCGTCTTGAAAAGTTTAACCTTGACAAGAAGACTGATCTCTTTAACCCTGTAGAGAGTGCTAAGATTGCTTTCTACATGTCTCAAGGAGGACGAGACTGGTCTTCATGGAGTACCTATGGAAAATCTAGGTACCGTGATGCATATGCACAGTATGCAGAGCTTTACTTAAACAAGAAAGCTAAAAAATAATTGATTGACATTCGAATTGTCAGAGAATTCATGAAGCGCTATCCAGATGAGCTTATTTGCGGTTTGGATAGCCTTCATGGTATTCTTTACTCGAACCTTGATAATGAAGATAAGGTTTTTGCATATTGCCTGGCCTGCAACTATAAAATTTATATTGGCCTAAACCATTACGATAAAATGAAAGCAGCATTAAATGACACAATTAAAAGTACTAGATAAAGGGTCAGTCAGACTCGTCTCAGTTTTGGGTGATGACCTTGCAGTTGTAAATGCAGCCAGAGTTTCCTACGATAAGGAATCAAAAGAATTAAGTCCAAAGGATACAAACCTACTCCGCTTTCTATGGAAAGAAAATCACACGAGTCCTTTTAGACATGCAGCAGTTACTTTTGAAATCTATGCCCCACTTTTCGTAGCAAGACAGTGGTGGAAGTATGCTGTCTCATCAACACACATTGATGATCAGAACGGCTGGAATGAATCTTCACGACGATACATTACAGAGAAGGAACATTTCTATCTTCCACTGCCAGATGAATGGCGTGGAGCTCCAGAAAACTCTAAGCAGGGCTCGGCGGAACCTGTCAATGTAGTGATCGGCGCAAAATACACACAGGCTTTGCGTCATATCATTGATTTTGGAGAATCTAAATATCACGAGGCTCTAGAAGATGGAATTGCTCCAGAACTTGCTCGTATGCTTCTTCCAGCATATTCAATGTATGTGCGCTGGCGTTGGACAACATCTCTACATGGAGTATTAAACTTCCTAGAGCAGAGACTAGAACATGATGCACAGTTTGAGATCCAGGAATATGCTAGAGCTGTTAAAGAACTAACTAAGGATTCATTTCCTGAAACTTATAAGGTAGTGTTCGAAAATGAGTGATTCGGCGCCAGAAGACAATCTTAGTCAACCAGGATCAATTGATGATAATATCGGTATTGTCACATATATCATGCTATCTCGCATATACGACGTTCTCTGCTTAATAGCAGACGGAGTCGGAAAAGGCGAGGAACTCATGACATTACTTGATCAACATAGACAGGGAAATCTATTAGGTCCAGAACCTAGTCTTAATTCCGAAGAATAAATTCTATATGGCCTTCTAAGGTACCAAACTCTATCATTCTGATAGATGAGTACCCTCTAAGGCTAAAAGTTCCTAATATTGGCTTCCAAGGCCTTTTTAGATATACTGTGGCATTGCTCACTATAGTACTTTTAGATATATATGGTTCTAATTGGGCTTATATGCCTCTATGAGCCAAGAGAGCTAAAGCTCTAGCTGCCGTTCCATTTTGAAAGGATACTCTTTTGAAGGTTATAGTATGTGAGATATGTAAGAAAGAAATTCAAGTCAGATCAGACTTTGCTTATATGACATATAATCGTCATTTAAAAGAACATAAATCTTAGTCAACTAGAATATATATCATATATATCTTAGTCAACTAAAATATTAGATATTTAGAAATGTTAATATAATATTTTTTTTAGAAAATGTCTTTTCTAAATGCAATTAATAGAACCACTATAGGTCCAAAGATAATTGTTGCTTGTATCCAATTCATTTCTTACACTTGCACTTTTTGGATTTCATTTTATGCCACATCCAAATGTGATGTATAGCCATAGCTCCCATGATGATCCACATAAGTGTCATCTCACTTATTCCGCCACCTGTAGCTATTACAAAATTATCATGATCATGCATAGGATAATTATATCATTGTAGGGATACTGGGATTTGAACCCAGAGTCGTTTGTATATAAGACAAATGCTTTAACCAGATTAAGCTATATCCCCTAGGGTTATGCAAATATCTGAAAGCATATGCCAAAGATAAAAGTCATTGTGGTGACTATAGCTATGGCAAGTATTGTTCTCATGATCTTATTATACCTCCGCCCTTTTATTTTGGTCAACTGCTTTTTCAGATTTATAAAAATGTTAATATATATTTTTCATGTATGATGCACGATCTGAAAAGGTAAAAATCGGACATTTAGTGCGCCCATAGCCCTAGATGTGGTCTAAATCACAAAAATAGTTTTGAAAAACACCCCAAAAACCCCCCAATTTGTCAGTGGTAGGTGTTATAGTTCTACTATAGAAAGTTGATAAAGGTTATCAACAGAAAAAAGAAAGGAATTCAAAATGAATTCACTGTTTGAAAATAGAAATAGTTGGATGTCCGATGTTAAGGATATGCCTAAGCCATTGCATATGGTTTGCCCTAACTGTGATAATAACTGGTTAGGATATGTAGTTCATCAGGCTACTTGCCCCACACCAGAGTGGCGGTTTGACTCTAGGACAGACCCTCGCCTAGTGTGAGCAACACCACACCAAATGGGCTTGATTTTCCCGAAATGGTGTGCTAGGCTTAAGCCATAACAATTAAATAGAAAATCCTAAATGAGCCCCTAGCAATAGGGCAAATAAGTTAGGTCAAGGAAAAGGTTAGAAATACTAACCAAATAAAAAGAAAGGAATTCTAAAATGAATTCACTAAATACACTAACAGTAGTAGTAGAGCCTAGCCACCCAATGGCTTCCTCTAACACTAAGAATAAAAATATCTTCCGCCTTGCTAATGGTAACTACATTAGCCGAATGGCGTTCGTTCATATGGTAGCCTCTGAGAATATGATTTCTCACCGCTATCTAACCCCTAACGAAAGTAAGTGGGTATTCGCTAATCGTGTGCGCTAAATCACACGAAATAGATTTGACTTTCCCTAAATCGTCCCCCTATAATTAACCCTATAACTACTAAAGAAAGAAGATAAAAAATGTCTTACTCAAATTACAACTTTACACAATCAACCTACTCTAAGTGGGATACAATTCAGGAAGATGTAGCAGACGCCTACGCCTACCTAGATGAAGAAATGGAAACCTCAGAAGATGAGGATTTCCTAGATGAAGAATTAACAGATGAGCAAGTAAGTGCTCTACTATCAGAAATGGCGGAAATGCTCTAATGACTATCACCTACACACTATGGCAAGGCTCTCAACTATTAGCCGTAAATCAAAAGGCTAGCAAGCCCGAAGAAATTTTAGCGGTAATCGCTGAACTAAATAAACTAGGTAAAGGCTTTACCTATAACATTAGAGAAGTAGAGGTAAATAAGTAATGACACTAGAACTAAATGACTACGGCTTAGAGTTTGACACCTATGTTTGCTACATAGCCCTATCGTGGCAAGTTTTGATCCCGTCCGCTATTGCGTTAATCGCTTACAAAATTTATAAGAGAAAGAAGAATAAATAAATGAACAGACTACTAACTACACTAGTGCAAATAGGAATTGGAATTCCTGCGCTACTTATGCTCCGCCTTGTAATCAAAGACCTAAGAGAAAATGGACTAAACTAATGACTAGAAAAGACTACGTAAAAACTGCAGAGATTTTAAATTCTTACATTTCAAATCTTCATCCCGCCGTTTCTGGAAATATTGTAAAAGATTTCTCCGAATATTTTGCAAGCGATAATCCAAATTTTAACGAAACAAAATTTAGAGAGGCGGTTTATAAAAATTAAAGCAGAATTTTATTTAATTTTATTAGGCGCCTTAGCTTTAGCAATCGGTTTAATAATTTTATAAAATAAAAAAGTTTTTTGCGGTGTGTCGATTTGACATATCGCAAAAAATTCGCTGCGATCTCCGAGGCGGCGTCGGGCGTGTCTTCCACAGGTTTATACACATGACGCACATCACACTGGAATTTGAGCGTGAGTTATCCACATGACCTACATCACATTTCAAAATGTCCGATTTGTGGCATTACCCGTCAGTAAATGTCAGACCCCCCTGCTATAATTCCATTATAAAGAAAGTTGAGAAAGGTTCTCAAACTAGAAAGGAATTCAAATGAATTCAACAATTACAATGTGCAAAGAGCACACTCCCTTCAAACCTGCTATCTCTATTGTAGATGATATGCGATACACATTTTGCGAAGTGTGTGAAAATAATATTGAAAGTTGGTATGATGATACCGACTATGAAAGACTCCCAATGTGGAGAGATTGGAAGGTATCTAAATGATAAATTCAACTATTGTAATTGACCAAAATGAATTCTATGAAATCATTGACCGTCAGCACTTCTGCTGTGATGAATCACAGTTTGTTTATGTATGCAAGGCTCACGGTGAGCAAATGGGTTGCTACTTCTGCGAGTTTGACCCATATGGAAATTGTGAGTGTGAATAAATGAAAGATATGAATTGTAAAGGTTGCGATGAATTCGTAATGGAAATGTCTGAAGAAGACGCAGAATTTTTAACCGTGTTATGTGAGAGGTGTTGGTAATGGAATTTAAAAAAACAAAAGAACAAATTAGAAAACTAATGGAGTTGCGAAGATCAAACGCAGCTTCGTTTGTAAAATCTAAAAAAGTTTATTCACGAAAACAAAAATACAAAAATAAATTCTCTGAATAAATATGCAACGCAATGCATAAAAATTCGAGGCGGGGTCGGGCGTGTCTTTATGAAATTGTTATAAAAAAGGCTGGGATTTACGGTGTGTCGATTTGACAGACAAAACGGACATTTTGGTGTGAGATAAAACACACGGCTTGAGCGTCTTACTATTTGGACTTACTGGCTAGTAATGTGAAAAATGTCAGTGGGTTCTGTTATACTTACGGCATAACAACAAAGAAAGAAGGTGCCACTTATGGCTACTAAACTATACACTATCGAAAGCCTACTTATAGGAAAACACTATCGCTCACGCAACCGATTTTTTTCGGGTGAGATTATCTCCGCTGAAAAGCGTGAAGGTATTTGGTATGGTGAAAATACTGAAGCCTATGTAATCGGCGTAAATGCTAAAGGCAAAATACGCACACAATACGCAACTATTGCGGTAAAGGTAGGTGAGTAATAATGGGATACATTGAATTTGCTCGCATAAATGAAGAGGGCGTGTCTTGGGTAGATTTATCTAAGGCAACCCCTGAAGAATTACTAGACATTGAAATTGGATTATTTCAGGAAGGTGCTATCTAATGAATCTAGATGAATTTAGAGCCGCCGTTCTCGCTCAGCGAGAGGCAAGCAAGGCAGAAGCCTTGTCAGTGCTATCTGCTACAATATCCGCAACAACACGAAAGGAAAACTAATATGGCTAATGTAAAACAACTAATGGAAATTGTTGCAGCCCCTTGCGATGAATGCGGTGGCGCAGGCTTCGTATTTTTTGGAAATGAATATGACTACGATGTCGAGCCTTGCGATTGTGTCGCAGATGTAGAAGATGAATTGACTTTAGATTGGGTGAATGAATAATGGAATACAAAGTAACTTGTCAATATGACTATGAAGAAAGCCCACACTGGACTGGGAAATATGACGATGAAATGGAAGCGTGGAAAAATTTCTTCCTATTCAAAGACTGGGGAATGGCTAATGAATATTCAACTGTAAATATTTATACGCCTAGCGCAAAATGCTACACAAAGATTTTTTATCGAGATGGAAGGGTGGTAACACGCTAATGGGAAATACACTATCTACTGAACTTGCAGAAAATGATTTTGGTATTGATCTAAACACTGCAATTACAATTCAATTACGCAATAATCATTATCCGCCCGTTCCTTATTCTATGGTGCCCGTTTGCATTGAAGCAATAGAAGCATATAACGAAGGCGATTATTATCGTGAGATTGAATTACCTGAAGGCGTTTCTTGGCGTGGAAATTTAGCTGCTCCCGCTAATCAGATTATAATGTCGCACCACTTAGAAAATTGGTGCAACGATGAATATGAATAATTATTCATAACTCTGCATAAATATGCGCCTAGGGCAACACGCCCGACAGCGCCACGCCCTACTCGCCAGTAAGTCAAATTAAGATCGTGTGTTTTTTATCACAGGGATTTACGGGAAATTACGGCGTGTCACCTGGAAAATGTCAGTGGGTTTTGCTATAATACTCCCATACCAACTACGAAAGGCAAACTAAAATGATGACACGCAAGGACTATGTAAGAACTGCACAAATCTTGGAACAATTCTCAGACCTACTACCTTCAAACTCTTTTGAGGATTTAGTATTTGAGTTTGGCGAAATGTTCTCTGCTGATAATCCTAACTTTGATTTCCGCAAGTTTGAAGATGCTTGCTGGGCTAATGAGTTATCTGCCGTGTGATTTTTATCACACAAAAACTATCTCGCATAATGGGATTGGGGTGGCTAAATGTCAGACCTATCCGCTATAATACTCTCAACAACAAACGAAAGGAAGCAAAAATGACAACTCCAAAAATCGGGGAAACCTTCACAACTGCTAAGTCTGGTGTATCAGGCAAGGTTGAGGAAGTAGTCAAGAACGCAAATGGCTCTTTGCGTGTCCGCCTAGATGTGGGTGGTAAAGAGCGTTGGACTACTATCAAGTAATCCAACAACGAAACAGGGGCAGTTTAGAGAGTGTTCTCGCCCAATGTCGTAAGTAAGAACTCTCACCCTACGGGGTAAAATGTCAGACCCCTCTGATACAATACTCCAAATACAACCCACTACAAGAAAAGGAAAACTATGTCAAGAGCAATTACAGTAAAGGTGGCAACACCGAAGGTTATCAAGGCTTTGGAAACAAAGTTGGCAACTATCAAGAAAGACTATGCTGAGCAGGGTGCAAACGAAGCAAAGTATGAGAAGTCAAGAGAGAAGTGGAAAAAGGAAGTTCAGGATTTTGCTATTGCAAACATCAAGAAGGCTGAAAACTTCCGCACATCTTATCGTTCTTGGAACAACTCTCTCAATGTTGATTTTGATTTGATTGTAAAGGAAAGCGATTTCCCTAAAGAGCCTGAGCGTGATTTCACAGTTATGCACCAGCACTCATACAATGAAATTGTAGAGGACATCACAAATGCTCTCACAATTCTCAAGATGACAGATGAGGAAACAGTAAATGCTTCTACAATGAAGCAGATTGCTAAGTATCTCTAAATAGGTTTTGGGGGGTTAGCACACAAAGTCTAGACACCTAAACCCAAACGACCTGAG